ACGCCATCATCGAACTCAGCCCCATCCCACCTACCAAGACCGAGGAACCCCGATGCCCGGCTTCACCCTGAACCACGTCGCGATCAGCGGCAACCTGACCCGCGACCCCGAGCTACGCACACTCCCATCCGGAGCCACCCTCTGCGAACTCCGCCTCGCCGTCAACGAACGCAACAAAGACGGCAACGGCAACTGGACCGACCGCGCCAACTACTTCAACGTCACCATCTGGAAAGGCATGGGCGAATGGGTCGCAGGAAACATGAAGAAAGGCGACGGGCTCGCGGTCACCGGCAGACTCCGCTGGCACGAGTGGGAGAAAGACGGCAACAAGCGCGAAGCCATCGACATCATCGCCGACGCGATCAGTGTGGGACGCGCAAACACTGGTAGCAGCCCGACACGCGAGAACCCCAACGTCCGCCAAGCCCACACCCAAGAATCCGACATTCCCGTAGACACCACCGACATCAGCCCCACCTCCTACGGCGACCCAGAGGACGACATCCCCTTCGCTCACGATGTGTACCCGTTCGAGTTCGATCCCTGGCACACGCATGCCAACCGATAGCTACGACCCGATCCCCGAAGCTGTGCGAGCGCTCCGCCACACCCACACGATCCCCTCCGACCCGAACTACCTCGGTGGCCACACCCACTTCGGCTACGACCCCGGCCACGACCAGGGCGCAGCGATGTTCGCCGCCGAAACCCGCGAACGAGCGTTTTGGCTGGGGCTACGCGAGGTGCTCCGCGAAGAAGTAACCCTCGCTGAGCGCGACCTGAAGACGCTGGCCTACGCGCTGTTCCGCTCGAACATCGACTGGGCTGAGGCCGCACGCACCTGCGGCGATTCCGAGTGCCACGGCGACTGTCGGCACATCGCAGACATCCGCCGGATCGTGGGCCGCTGGGACGGCGGCATCCTGCCGGGAGGCGAGAGCCAATGACCGTAGACCGCACCCTCACCCGAGCAGAACTCGACCGCACCCAATGCGAAACGCCAGACTGCGACCACACCGCCCACGACAGCCTCTACCTCCACTCCCACTGCCACCCCGAAACCCCCACCTGGAGCATCTACAACGCCGTCTCCGGAACCCTCAGAATCGAATGCGCCGCCTGCGGCAACGAGATCGTTCGCATCGCCGTCGCGGCCGGACCCAGACCCGATGACTGAACCGAGCCTCCTCGACCGCCTGATGCGCTGGCTCGGCCTAGCCCGCGAGAAGGCATACCGCGTCTGGAAGTGGCAGGACGACGAAGCGATCCTCGTGAGCACCAAAACCACCCGAGCGTGGATCGTCCGGATCGACCGCGAAGCCGCCTCCGAAACAGCCGAGGTCGGATTCAACGAGCGCATCGCCGTGACCGAGATCAACCGCAACACGGGAGAGCCCATCATCAAGCTGGACGAGCCCGAGAGCTACCACTGGAAACCCACCACGTTCCAGAAAGAGTTCGAGCAGGGCAACATCACACCCGCCGACGAGCGAGGGAGGTGATGCCCAATGGACCAAAACGATGCCTTCCGCCGACTCGGGGAACTAGCCGCCCGCCGTCGCATGTGACCAAGGCGAAGGTCAGACGCCACCTCCTTGGCCTTCGCCTCGGCCGCTACTACGTCGGGATCTGCACCCGCACCCAACGCCCCGCGATCCTGCGCTCCGGGCACGGCACCTACTGCGCCTACCACCGCTGGCGGCTACGACGCGAGCTGCGACATGGGTGAGCCGTTCCTCTACCGCGTGGACGTGGTCGAGCGCCGGACGATGGAGTCTCACGGCGTGGCCGTTCTCGCACAGTCCGACATCGAAGCGTACGACGCGATCCGCGAGCAGTACCCGCGCCGCCAGTTTGTGATCGTGGACCGAGCAACCGGCGAGGAAGTGGACCTAGATGCCTGACAGCCCGCTGGACATGGATCGCCTGCACCGCAAGGCGCACGAGATCAACACCAACCTGAAATCACCCCTGCACCCGCACGAACCCGAGATCCCGCCCGCGCTCGACTCGGACGGCAGGTGCTGGGTCTGCAAGGCGCAATTCCAAAGCGAGCGGCTCGCTGTGTACGTCGAACGGATCGCAGACGCACGCAGCCGCGCCGCCGACGCGCCACGTGACGCCTACACGCTCGCGCTTGGACAACTCCGCGTCGTGGAACTGGTTGACGAGACAACGTGGCGTGCCGCGCTCGACCGACCGCGAGCCCACGATGGCTGAAACACCAGGCGAAACGCTCGTGAGGCTGGCGCAGGAGGTCGTTGACGCGCAAGCCGCGATGAACGTGGATGGCGTGGGTGTATACGTCCGGGCTGAACTGCGGCGCGACAGGGCTATCGAGGCGCTTCGCGACTGGCTGCGTGACCCCACGCAATGGAGGCAGGCCGATGGCTGAACGCCGCGCGTACGTGTGCGACAAGTGCTACGCCAACAAAACCCCGTTGCGCGTGTTCGTCCGCCCCGGCGAAGCCGCTCCGAAATGCCCGCAGCATGGAAAGATGCGCCTGGAGCGGAACAAGCCGTACACCCGACCAACCTAGACCGAGGAGCCGAATGCCACCCCACCGCACCGAGGGCGAGCCGCACGACCTCACACCCAGGGACAAGATCCGATTCTGGGCGAAGGTCGATAAGACCGGCAAATGCTGGCTGTGGACAGGAGCCACCTACGGACCAGGCTACGGGCACTTCAAGCTCGCAGGGAAAGCACGCGGAGCGCACCGAGTCGCCTGGCTCTTGGCCCACGGCGAATGGCCCAAACTGCACGTCCTGCACACCTGCGACACGCCAAGATGCGTTCGACCAGACCACCTGTTCATCGGAACCGACGCGGACAACGCCGCCGACCGTGACGCGAAGGGACGCTGGTGGCAACCGAGCCGCGAGGGCGAGGGCAACGGCCAAGCGAAGCTGACAGCCGAGCAGATAGCCGAGATCCGAGCCATCGGCGATTCGAGGACGCGGGTGTCCGTCGGAGCGGAGTACGACGTTGCTCCGCAGACCATCGGCAAGATCGTGAAAGGCCAACGCTGGTGACTCCCAAGCGCACAGAAGGTGCTCCGCACGACCGGCTGACCCGCATCTGCGACGCGATGACCGTCGCGATGGCAGAACACCCCGAAGCCGGGCCGACCGACAAAGCGATGATCTTCCTGGACGACGGCCACCGTGGCGGCATCGTCCTGCATGGCTACGAGTCAGACCTCGACGCGCTCACCGACCTGCTGACCCACCTGGAGGTCCTGTTCCAAACGCAGGGCATCCCGTTCCACATCGTCCCCGTCGAGATCAACCAGGGATGAGCAACTGCTCCGCGTGCGGCCAGCACCTGACGTGGGCGCTGACGACCGCCGGGAAGAAAGCGCCGATCAACACCGAGCCGTCGGACAACGGGAACGTGCTGATCCTCCAACCCAAGAGCCTCGGTGAGAAGCTCGCGATCACGCTCTCCGGCGACGCGCTCGACCTAGCCCGCAAGCATGGACTGCCCCTCCATCTCAACCACTATGCTTCCTGCGAGTTCGCGGAGGAGTTCAAGCGCCCGAAGAAGACGACATGAAGCTCTGTGAATGCGGCTGCGGCCAGCCCACGCCAATCGCGAACCACACACGACGTGCGCTTGGCCACGTCAAGGGACAGCCGATCCGATTCATCCGAGGCCACAACGGCCACCGAGCCGACGCCGATCCGGTCCAGCGAGGACGACACGAGGCCGAGAAGCGCTACCCCATCGAGGGCCTGTGCGAGAACGGGTGCGGCCGACCGGCGGTTGACCGCCACCACATCGACGGCAACACCGCCAACAACGCCCCGGAGAACATCCGGCGACTCTGCCGCCGCTGCCACATGAAGCTCGACGGGCGTCTGCACCAAGACCACCAGCGCGCCCAGGGTGAGGCACACGGCGGCGCGAAGCTCACCGTCGAGGATGTGCTGGCGATCCGCGCAGCGCGGCCCACAACGCCTCTCACGGTGCTCGCAGAGCGCTACGGCATCGCGCAGTCAACCGTCAGCGCCATCGCCAACCGACGCCTGTGGAGCCACGTCCCGCTCGCTTAGCACACTACGCTTGCTATGTGAGGCTGTCCGACCTATCGGGTATCCAGTTCCGGCATGGAGTCCTTCACCGAAATAGCCGTCCGCATGGCGCAGCGCCTAGCCCGCCAGCACGGCTGCGAGCTACACAGCTTCAGCCTCGATGACGTGGAGATCGACCACGACGACACCGGCACCGAAATCGTGCACGTCGTCGCGACGATCCAGCTAGCACCCGCGCCAGTCCCGGACCAAGTTCCGTTCCAACTGGACCCGGCATGAACGCCGCGTACGACACGTGCGTGAAACACCTCGACGGGCTCGACTGCCCGATCCACGGCCCGTTCCTGCCTGGCCGAAAGAAGGCACCGCTTGAGCATCCCAACTTCCAAGACGTTGTGGTCGATCCGACCGTGCCAGAAGTGCGGCAAGGGCGTGAAGTGCGAGCCCGGCTACCCGCACGAGGTCAAAGTCGTGTGCGCTGACTGCATCGCCAACGCGACCCCCACCCCGCTGAACCCGGCGTGACCGACGAACCGCTGTACGTCAGCCTCCAATCCCTCGGCCTGTACGCACCGAACGGGCTGGAATGCCCCGAGGGCGGCTACCACGCGATCCTCGAACCCGAGCTACAGATCGCCGTCGCGGACGCGCTCGCGGACGGGATGACCGACGTGCGCTGCCAGAAGTGCGGCGAACCGGTGGACCTGCGCCCCGTCCACCAGCTTTAGCGCAGATAACTTCCGTCGAACGCCGTAGACGCAACCCCACCCGCGCTGGCACGATTCCCGGCGGGGGCGTCGGTGGTCACCGTGAAACCGGCTGGTCGCTCGACCGCTGGCGCTCTCCCTTCTCCCAACCAAAGAGACGTGGTGGGTGTCGGCCAATCCCCCGGTACCACGGCCGACACCTGCCGCCTCTCTATGCAGTTGCATTCACCAAGCGATGCTCACGTTCCAGATCCGCCTCGACGGTGGCGTGGACATCACCGGCAGCGTGAGCGACCTCGCTGACCTGATCGGGTGGCTGGCGGTCGCGATCAAGCACGGCGAAGCGACCGCCGCCTACGTCCCTGACCGGGGGCTGGCGAGCATCCACATCGTCCGCGACGACTAGCCAATCGGCTGGTAGCGATCCGTTTGCATTCGGCGACCGCCGAGCTGATCGACGCGGCGCATCCGGATACGTGGCGATGGTCCGCCGACGCCGTACACCATCGGCCGGGTGCAACGCACCGCCTCGAACAGACGCGGCTTGAACAGCACCGGCGCGAACTGCGCAGCGGCATCGACCCGCGCGATCTCGTAGTTGACGAGCACAGGCTCGATCTGACGCTGCCCACGCTCCGGCAGGTTCCTGAGGATGATCTGGTAGCTCACACCTCTGTAGAAGGAGCCTTGCGCCCGAACGTGTAAACAAGAACCCCGGCTGAGTGCGCTCAGGACCGGGGCTCTTGCCTGCCACCACTGAACGACCCGGCTTTGGGGCACCAAGGAATGGGTCGCTCGGTGACGATCCCCTGACTACGCGCCAGCCGGGAACCGTCGCGCGGAACCTAGCACACATCTGGGGCCCGTGGTAGTTTGCAGGAGTGATCCTTCAGGGCGACGCGCTCACGCGCCTGCGCGAGCTACCGACCGGCACCGTCCAATGCGCCATCACGAGCCCCCCGTACTACGGGCTCCGTGACTACGGCACGGGCGACTGGACTGGCGGCGACGAAACCTGCGACCACAGCATCGCTCCAACCCGCACGGTCGGCAACGCCCCGAGCGCCAAGAGCACCCTGACGACGAACAACGGCCGAGGCCCACAACCCGGCGACAAGTTCCACGCCGACCAACGCCGCGAGGTCGCGACCGACTGCCCGTGCGGAGCCGTGCGCGTAGACGGCCAACTTGGGCTGGAGGCCACGCCTGGCGAGTACGTCGAGCGGCTGGTCGAGGTGTTCCGCGAGGTTCGGCGTGTGCTCCGCGATGACGGCACGGTCTGGCTGAACCTGGGTGACGCCTACAGCTCCGGCGGGACTAACCCATCGGTGACAGCACCTGGTCCCAACGCCCGAGTGGGCAGCACCCAGGATGGTGTGCAGCGCCGGGCGTCGCACGTTCCAGGCGTCAAGATGAAAGACCTTCTTGGCATGCCGTGGACGGTCGCGTTTGCGCTCCGCGACGACGGCTGGTACCTGCGCAGCGACATCATCTGGTCCAAGCCGAACCCGATGCCCGAAAGTGTGCTCGACCGCCCCACGAGCGCGCACGAGCACATCTTCCTGCTGGCTAAGAGTTACCGCTACTTCTACGACGCTGAAGCGATCCGCGAAAGCGACAGCGGCCTTCCTGCTGGCGACGGGTTCGCTGGCCGCTTGGACCACCGGCTGAGCGGCGGACTGGCTGTCGGCGGCACCGAGGAACGGTGGACGCCCGGCGGTGGTCGCAACAAGCGCAACGTGTGGGAGATCGCGACGCAGCCGTTTCCGCAGGCGCACTTTGCGACGTTCCCCACCAGGCTCGTGGAGCCGTGCGTGCTTGCTGGGAGCAGCCGGACGGCGTGCGGTGTGTGCGGAGCGCCGTGGCGGCGGATAGTCGAGCGCGTCGAGTCGGGCTTCGACGGCTCGCGGTACGGCGAGCGAGCAGTCGCAGCGTCAGGCGGTGCGATCAGCGGCGGCACGGCACGATCAACGCTCGGCAGCGCCGGTGGGACCCTGACGGCGGACTATCGCACGGTCGGCTGGGAGCCATCCTGTGGCCACGACGGTACCGGGCACTGCCTGGTCCTTGATCCGTTTGCCGGGAGCGGCACCGTGGGTGTCGTGAGCGCCTGGCACGGCCGCGAGTTCATTGGCATCGAGCTGAACCCCGACTATTGCGCGATGGCGGAGCAGCGGATCATGGTCGAGGGACGCGGTGGCAGGCTCCGAGCACCGCCGGAGCAGATTCCCGGTCAGATGACGCTGCTGCCTAGCACATAACGAGCGCGATGGTATAGGCTCGTCTGAACCAACCGACCGAGGAGTCGCAATGAGCCGCATCATCCTTTCGCGCTACCCAACCGGCCAGGAACACGTCGTCGTTGGGTACGACCACCCGTGCAACGGGGCGTTCTGGCAGGAGTTCGTCAAGCAGCCGTCCGAGGACGAGATCGTTCGTGACGGCGGGTTCTTCCCCGGCATTCCGCTGGAGCACTTCTACGACAGCGTGCCGGAGGACCTACAGCCGCTGATTACCGACCAGGTGATGGCGCTGCTCGCCGAGCACGAAGCCGACCCGGACTCCGGGTATCACAAGTCCGCCATCGACCTGAGCCGCTGATGCCACAGCCGCCAATCGACCCGAAGCGCCACCCGCCGGGGTTCGTTGTCACTGACGCCGACGGCGTGCTGTGGCTGGTGCTCGACTCCGAGGGCAACGCGACACCCAACCCGGATGGGCAGGCGATCAGCCGCGAGACGTACCCCGAGCTGTGGGCTGTGATCGGCGAGACGTTCGGAAAGGGCGACGGCGAGACGACGTTCAACATCCCCGACTTCCGTGGTCGGATGCCGCCGCCGCGTGTGCATCCGGAAGACAAGCCATGAGCCTTTGGGACATTGCGCGAGAGGTCGTTGACGAGGTGTGCGGCCCGGGCGCGTACGCGCAGGCGAACCGTGGCAACCCTGATCCGCTGGTGCAGGAGCAGGTTGCGATCAGCGATGCTCGCGGGCTTCCTACCAGCCAGCGGCTGTTCACTGAGCGCGATGTGCAGTCGCTGGTGAACTACGCGACCGGCGAGCAGATCGGCGAGCACCTCGACATCGGCGCGCTGATCGAGCTGACCACCAACATGGGACACCCGTTGGACGAGACGATGCACGGCGACCTGAAAGACGAGTGGAAGGTCACGCACGCGACCGGCTGGCCCGACCCCGTGCACTTCACCGACCGCGAGAAGGCGATCACGTTCCACCAGGAGCACGGCGGCTTGCTGTGGCATCGCTGGGTCACAGAATGGACCGAGGCATGAGCCCTACCGCGTACGCTACCACCACCGTCCCCGTCGAACGTTCGCAGGGCGAGATCCGGAAGCTGCTGCAAGACCACGGCGCGGCCCGGCTTGCGTTTGGTGAGGAGCGCGACGGTGACCGCCGGTGGGCAGCGATCACGTTCACCACCCAAGCTCACGGCGTGCGCATGCGCGTGCCGCTGAAGCAGGTCAACGAGCACGACGTGCGAGCCCGCGCCGTCCGCGCGCACACCAAGACGGTGAAGGACATCCGCGACGAGATGTACAAGCAGGAGGAGCGCCGCATCTGGCGTGTTCTGGCATGGAACCTCAAGGCGCGGCTCGTTGCGGTGCAGGAGGGCTTAGAGAGCTTCGAGGAGGCGTTCCTGCCGCACCTGATCAACCCGCGCACCAACCGGACCGTCTACGAGGAGTTGGCGCACGACGGCCGGGTCGAACTGGACGCACCGCTGCTGGCGCTGCCGGAGACAGTTGGGTGAACGTCCGCTTCGAGCACCGCTCGATCTGGATTCGCGTCGGTCCGTGGCTCGGTCGGATAGCGTGGGGCCCAGGCTGGTTTGAGCACTCCAAGCACTGGAGCGGCTGGCACCGCTGGAACGATCCGACAACGTGGGGAGACTGCTGATGAGCCAAACCGAAGCTCAAGCACGCGCCATCGAGTTCGCTGTCGAGAAGCGCGTGCCGTTGCTCGCGCTCGACATCGACGGCACCGTCCGCCAAGGCAAGGACGACCCGCTCGGCCGGTTCGTGAACGGGCCGGAGGATGTCGTCGTGTTCCCCGAGGCGGTCGAGCAGATGCGCCGGTGGAAACGCAACGGCGGCAGGATCATCGGCGTGAGCAACCAGGGCGGGATCGCGCTCGGGCTCGTCACCTACGCGAAGGTGCAGCAGGCGATGACCGAGACGTACAACCAGGCCGACAAGCTGTTCGACAAGCTCGCGTGGTGCAGCCATCACCCCAACGCTGAGAACCCCGAGATGGCGTGGTGCTGGTGTCGCAAACCATCGCCAGGGCTGCTGATCGAAGCCGCGCTCGACATCGCCCACCGCTACGACGAGATGTACCCGCCGCACCTCGGCCTGTTCGTCGGTGACCGCTCCGAGGATGAGGAATGCGCGCGGCTGGCTGGGTTCCCGTTCATGTGGGCAGCCGACTGGCGGGCCCAGTCACACCGGTCCGAGCTGTGACGATTGCACTCGTAATGATCGTCCGTGACGAAGCTGACACCATCGTTCGCTGCCTGGAGTCTGTGCGGGGGCTGGTGGACGGCTACGTGATCGTTGACACCGGCTCAACCGATGACACCGAAGCGCTGATCGCAAGCTGCGGCATTCCCGGCGAGCTGCACGAACGCGAATGGGTGAACTTCGGTCACAACCGCACCGAACTGATGCAACTCGCGCACGGCACGGCCGACTGGCTGCTGCTGCTCGACGCCGACCACACTGTTACGCACGACGGCCCACCCGAACTGAACCTCGCGGCTGACAGCTACATGCTCCGTCACGCCGACGAGCCCGAGTATTGGATCAAACGGCTCGTGACTGGTGACAAGCACTGGCATTTCGTGGGCGCGACACACGAGTTCATCGCGACCGACGAGGCGGAGCGCCCGTCGCAACGCCTGGAGTCGATCACCGTTCACCACCACGGCGATGGTGGGCACCGGTCGGAGAAGTTCGAGCGCGACCTGGTGCTGCTCCGCGACGAGCATCAGCGCGAGCCCGAGAACGCCCGCACGGTGTTCTACCTCGCGAACACGCTCCGTGACCTTGGCCGCAACGACGAGGCCGTTGACTTCTACCTCCAGCGTGCGCACATGGACGGGTGGGACGAGGAGGAATACTGTGCGATGTACGAGGCCGGGAAGCTGCGCGGGAACATCGAACTGCTGCTGAGCGCGTGGAGTTTCCGCCCGACCCGCGCGGAGCCGCTGTACGAGATCGCGTGGCGGATGCGACGCCGCCGGTACTGGGCTGCTGCGTACATGGTCGCGGAGCGCTCCCAGCGCATCCCGATGACCCAGGACGCGCTGTTCGTCCACCGCTGGGTGTACGAGTGGGGTTGCGAGTTCGAGCTGTCGATTGCCGCGTGGCACGTCGGCGAGATCGAGCAGGCACGCGAGTCGTCCGACCGGCTGCTGGAGTGTCCGACGTTGCCGCCGAGCTACCGCGAGCAGGTGATCGAGAACCGGGAGTATCTGTGAGCGGCCCGCCGCCCGCCGATCTGATGGACTGGCCGAAGGCCGAGCTGGTTCGCGAGCTAGAGCGTCTGCGCGCTGTGATGCGCGAGCACTCCGAGCAACTGCACGATCCGGCGCGCAGCGGCGGCGACAGCGTCGGCGGCTCCCCGCACGGTCGGGGCGATTCGCTGCTGGACACGCGCGGAGCGGTGCTGCTCGACTACAACGAGGTGATCCTGGTGGACACCAAGCAGGTCGATGTTCCGTCGATGGCGATGATTCTGGAGGGGCGCGTCAACTACTCCGCGCAGCGCGTCAAGCAGATGTACCTGTTCGGCCCTGACGGCGCGGCGGGGATCGTGACGCAGTTGTTCGGACTCGCTGCGCGTGCTGGCGGGAGGTTCGCGGCAGAGTTCGCAACGTGCGTGGATCAGCGAAGCAAGGAGATGCCGTGAACGACACGCAGATGACGCTGGCTGGCAACACCGACGCGCAGGTGTGGGCGACCGAGTTCCTGAAGGTCATAGTCGATCAGTCCGTGACGATTGACGAAGGGCTGATGCTCGGCTGGTTCGCGAACGCGATCATGTCCGGCTACGACGAGGGTGTGCGCGCTGAGCGCAAACGCGGGTTCGATGACCGGGTTCGCGAGATCGCTTACCAGGCGGCTGGCGCGGGGGCGTGGGCGGTGATGCACGAAGCTCCGCACGTGGTGATGCCCGACCAGGCGGTCACCGAGGGCGTGGAAGCGATCCTCGCCGAGTTTGGTGTCAAGGGCCACAAGTCCGGCAGCTCGTGTTGCGGCGCGGAGATGCGACTGGAGACGGGCGACGACGGGATGGACTACGGCGTGTGCAGCGCCTGCGGGCGACCGGCGGACGGGAACGCATGAGCACAGTTAGCGAGCGGCCCGTGCCGACATCGAAGGGCTGCTGGTACTTCATCACGATCACGGAGTGCGTCCTGTGTGGCTATGGGACGGAGGACCGGGAGCGGCGCACTGACCCTCGTCCTGAGGATTGGAAGGATCGCCACAGGTATGTGCAGGATGCGTGCGGGTGGCATTTCGTATGAGCGACTACGACAGCCGCCCGGAGACGCGCGAGCACATCGCGAAGGTGCAGGAGCTGCTGGAGGAAGCCATCGGCGATCTGCGCTACCGCCTGGCGATGCACGACCTCTCGAAGCTGGAGGAGCCCGAGCTGGCGACCTTCAACGAGTACACCCCGAAGCTGGCCGACAGCACCTACGGCTCCGAGGAGTACCAGCGGTTCCTGGTTGGGATGGGCGAAGGGTTGAAGCACCACTACGCCGTCAACGACCATCACCCCGAGCACTTTGAGAACGGGATGCGCGACATGGATCTGATCCAGGTGTTGGAGATGCTCGCCGACTGGAAGGCAGCGACGCTCCGTCACAAGAACGGGAGCTTGCGACGCTCCATCGAGCAGAACGCCGAGCGGTTTGACTACGGCCCGGAGGTCCGGCTGTTGCTGTTCAACACCGCAAACCGGCTGGGATGGCTGTGAGCTGGCTGCCGTCGATTGCGCTGCTGCTGATGGGCGCGGCCGTGTCGCAGGACATCGAGCTGCACCTGACCGCCGGGACGATTCTGGTGGTCGTGGCGCTGCTGCTGATCGCGGTCGGGAAGCGAAGCGCATGATCTGCTCGGATTGCGACGGCACGGGCGTGAGTCACGACCCCGAGTGGCTGGACGACCCGCCGGTCGATACGTGCGCGACGTGCGGCGGCTCAGGAGTCGTATGCCGACCAGGCCAGCCGGTTCACGACCTCACGCGATACCCCGACGGTGTCGCGGTCTGCACCGTTTGCAAGAAAGTGGTCGAGTTCCCAGGGCGCGAAGGTGAGCCGCCGTCGGGGACATGGGCTCGGTGGAAAGAGGCTGTACGGATGGCCCATCGACAGCCGCTTCGGGGCAGCGGATGACCTTCACACAGGACCTCGCTCGCGAGCACGCGCTACGTCGCCTCGACGCTGTTGCCACTGCTTGCACCAGCCCGCCTGTTGTGATCGGCTCGATTCAGGAGTTCCGAGAGCGGTTCGGACCCTGCGACGACCGGAGCGCACGGCCGATGCCTCAGCACGGCTCGCGTTGGTACACCGAAAGCCAAGACGAGGAATGGTGGGGCGACGCCTGATGGCCGGTTCGGGATTGCAGGTGCGGCTGCTGGCGTTCATCGCTGCGCTGCTCGCTGACGCCGTGTTCGTTCGCCGCCAGCCGTGGCCCGTTGTCGTGGGCTGTGTCGCATACCTGCTGCTGATCCTGCTGCCGATGGCCCACGCGAGCCGAAGGCGCAACCGGTGACCTTGGGACGCCAAGCCGAAGGAGGCGCGGATCGTGGAGAGGACGCTCCCAGCATGCAACGATCCGCGCCGCATCTTGGGTGGCTGGTGTGCGGGCTCAACGGCCACGTTTGGGGCGAGTGGACGACCGCGTCAGCAGTTCCGACCAAAGCTCGCGAGTGCTCACGCTGCGGCAAGCGCGAGACGTTGTGGCTGAGCACCCACGGCGACCGGCGTGCCGAGGCTCGCGTCCCAGCCGTCGAGTTTGACCCCGACCGCCCGACCGTGATCCAACGATCCTGGGCCGCGCTGTCGAGGGCGGCACGCTGGTTGGCGGGGTTGGTCGCGGCAGGCGCTCGGATCGTCGCAGGGTGGCTTACAGCAGCCCGCAGAGCCTCCCGGCCGCACTGGGAGTACGCGAAATACGTCGCCCGGCACAAGCGGTTCGTGTACGTCGCCGGTCGCCAGCTCAAAGCGCCGTGGTGGCGGCTCGTGATCCACGACCGCTCGAAGCTGAGCCGCGCGGAGTGGGGGCCGTACGTTCGCATGTTCTACCGCCCCGACATCCCACGCCGCGAGAAGCAGGCGGCGTTTGACAAGGCGTGGCTGCACCACCAGCATCACAACCCACACCACTGGCAGCACTGGCGGCTAGCCCAAGATGACGGCGAGCTGATCGTCCTGGAGATGCCGGAGAAGTTCGCTCGCGAGATGGTCGCGGACTGGTGCGGCGCGGGCCGCGCGATCACCGGCCGCTGGGACGCGCAGGGGTGGTATGCGTCCGGTGCTGGCGGCAAGATGGAGCTGCATCCCGCCACCCGCAAGCTGGTGGAACGACTACTGACCGAGGAGAGCCCACAATGAGTGCCAAGTGCGTGTTCGAGGACGAAGCCATCTCGGTGGACAACGACTACCGCTGGGTGAAGGCCGCGTGGGAGAAGATCACCCGCAACGGAGCAGGCGGCACGCACGCGATCCGGCTGGCGGACCGAACCGCTGAGCGCTACGCCTGCCGCTGGTGCATCGACAAGCGCGCCGTGGCCCACGTGCAGCACACCGACGTGCCGAAGGACTGCCGCTGCATGTTCTGCGACGGCGCGATCACCATTGCGACCGACTACCGCGAGGTGTCCGGGTGGGAGCGTCTGTGGCGCGGCGGCGCTGGCGGTACGAACGGGCTGCGGCTGCGAGTCACGTTGGGGCGCTACGCCTGCCATGAGTGCATCGACAAACAGGCGGACGGCGTGGCGGCGGAGCAGCAGGCGCTCGCGATATAGCGCCTAACGTGCGCTAAGCTGTCAGGAATCTGACGGCCCGAACGACCGAGGAGATACATGACCGTTCTGCAACTAGCTGATGGCGTGCGCTGGTACGTCGAGGCTCGCGAGTATCCGTCGGCGCTGATGGCCAAGCGCGCGTGGGAGCTTGCAGAGCGCAAGCTGACCCGCCGACCCGGCGACGAGGGCGTCGGCGTAACGCGCCTGGGCCCAAACCCCGAGTCGGGGGCGATCCCGTCCGGGATGCACCCACCGAAGCCTGCGGTGATCGTCGTGACTCGCTCAGAGCACATGCTGAAGCAGGCGCAGCGGCTGCTCGGCGGCGAGGCGTGGGAACCGGCGCATCTGCTGTTGGCTGCGCTGATCAGCCGTCGTGTTGAGATCGAGAAGATCGAGAAGCAGGGTGGTGGTCGTGTGATCCTGCGGCGACCGGAGGGCAAGGGCGCGCGGATCTTCACGGACGGCAGCGTGGTCGAGCAGCCGCCGGGGCAAGGGTGAAGCCGTGCGCGTCGTGCCCGTGGCGTGTTGACGCGCACTCGGACGCGATCCCAGGGTTCAATCTCGCGCTCGCCGAGGAACTGGACAGGACGCTTGGCGATCAGCTAGGAGCGCCGATGATGGCGTGCCACGGCAGCCACCAAGACCGCGAGGTGATCTGCGTCGGCTGGCTGTGGCGCTACGGCTGGGACAACATCGGCGTGCGGCTGAAGCTGATGCGCGGCGACCTACGGCCCGAGGACCTCGAACCTGACGACAGCATCGAGCTGCACGCGACGTTCGAGGAGTTCATCGCGAAGCTCCGCGACGACGAGGGCTGAGCGCACGCCGCCCCACCAGTGTGATCAGCACTACAGGGTGGGGCGGCGCAGCACATCCTACGCTGGACGCCAGGTCACGTCACAGAGCCCGCCGCACCCGAGCGCATCCTTCAGATTGACGTTCAGATCGAACGTCCGACCGGCGACGTACGGCCCGTGGTCATCCATCGTCGCGGTCACGCATGTCGAACCGTTGCAGATCACGATGCGCGCTCCGCACGGCAGGATCAACGACGCGAACTGATACCCCGACTGCGCCGGAGCGCCGCACGCGCCGGTGCCGGACAGGTCGTAGTAGCTCGCGAGCGCCGACTGCATCGCCGGAGCGGGAGCAGGCGCGGGATCTGCCGCTGGCTGGTTCGGGACGAAGTGGTGCGCCACGTGTGTGGCTGCCGGGTAGGCGACCGGTCCGATCATCCGGTGCAGCACGCTCGTGGACGTAAGCACCCGCTCGTCGGTCGGCGGTTCGTGGCAGGTGCGGTTCGCGCCCATCAGCTTGCAACCGGCGGCGCGGAGGCCGAGCTGCTGAACCACGTGCGCGTAGGCGTGGTAGTAGGCGTGCTTCTGGGTGTGTGAGAGGCGCGCGTTCGCGGCTCCAGGCACAGCGACGGCCAGCATGATGCTGGCCGCGAGAGTCAAGCGTTTCATTCGACTCCTGACGGTCTGAGGTCACTGATCAGCAGCCTGGGTGTAGGCCCTCTACTCGCTTACGTTCGAGGCACCCGAGCTACATGGCCGTGTGGTGCGGCTCCTTTCGTGTGGCTAAACGGCCGATAACGAAGCGCCGCACTCTATCACCAGTTGTGCGCTATGCTCCAAACCGATTCCGACCGGGAGGAGAGAGATGCCGCCGAAGCCGAAGCAGCGTGTCCATGCGACAGACGGCCAAGGCCGACCGACTGACGTGACGTTCACCGGCGACTCTGCGTTGCAGTGCCCGGCGTGCCTCAGCGATCAGGTTGAGTCCATCGGCGCTGTTGGTTTCGTGCCGGTCGGCGACTCGCTGAACCCGGATGCTCCGGTGCGCCGGATGCGCTGCCGGGCGTGCGGTGGGCGTTGGTGGAGGCCGGGGCTGTGATGGACGAGTCCAAGATCCCCGCGATCCACCGCTACCACCCGTGCATCTGGGCGTTCAAATGCCCAACGTGCCGAGCCCGTGTCGGTGAGCAGTGCGTCGGCGGCGAGACACACAAGCGGCGGATCAACCTGGGTGACGGGCGACCGCCGAAGCCGATCAAGGGCGATGTCGGGTCCGTGCGTGACATTCCAGGCGGCGCGTTTGAGATGAACCGCAGGCGGCACTGATGACCCGCCGGTTCTACGCCAGCCACCGTCGAGCGTGGACGCCGCGCTTCTGGCCGAACGCTCTGCTAAGCACAGCGGTCGTGCTTAGCACCCTGACGTTCGCGAGCCTGACGCCGCTCGAAGGGGTCGCGGCCGGGTTCGGCGTCGGGGTCGTGTTCGGTGTGGGACGCTGGGAGCTGTGGAAGTGGATGCACCCCGTGATCGAGCCCGCCGAGTACATCTCCGATCTGCGCCGCAACGCGCACCTGAACTGATGCCTCAACCGCCAGCGATGAGAGCGGCTGAGCGCGTGATTGCCGACTTGACCGCCGAGAACGAGCGGCTGAAAACAGAGGCCGTATGGCTGAACCAGTTCGTGCGCTGGGTTGCGGGCCACAAGTTGATCGACGGCGTGTACGCCGACGACGAGCACCCGTACGAGGAATGGGTCACGCCGGACGGTGACGAGGAGGACTTCAACAACACGCACGACCGCGCGGTGGAGTTGTTGAGATTGCTTGAGGTATCGGCCCGTCAGCAGAGCAGTGAGTGATGGCGTTTAGACAGACCGGCATCTGCGTGGAGTGTGGTAACGAGCGCCGGATCAAGGCTCGTGGTCTGTGCGGTGCCTGCTACAACCGCGACTGGGCTAGGGACCACAAGGACGAGTACCAAGCCAGCAACCGGCGCTGGAAGGCTGCGAACTACGACAAGGTGCTGGAGGAGCGGCAGCAGCGGATACGCGACCCAGCGAAGCGCAGGGCACATGTGGCGGTGCAGCACGCCATTGAGGAGGGTCGCTTACAGCGCCAGTCGTGCAGGATCTGCGGGGCCGAACTAGCCGAGGCGCACCACGCCGACTACTCCAAGCCACTTGAAGTAGATTGGCTCTGCCCTCTGTGCCACGTAGCTGAGCACGTTCGCTTACGAGATGTTGCCCGGTCAGCAGGGCAACGGACGGATGGGAACCGTCTAGGCGGGGTTAGGGTGATGAACCGAGATGAAGGCTGACCGCTCTCCCGGCGAAGCCCGCCCCGCTGCTACCGCTGACGACACTGTGGTCTTCCGGATGCCGGAGATGGATGCCACGCTGTCCGACGTGCCGCCGAGACAGCCGCGCCGCCTGGGTAGACGCGCCAGTCGCAGGCGTTGGGAAGGGTTCAGCAGCGTCGAGGTGTACTGCCTGCTCGACATCCTCAAGGAGCTGGATCGTCGCCACCAGTTCGCTCGTGGGATCGAGCCCGAGCGGTCGCTGATGGCGGAGCTTGAACGCGAATGCCGACGGCGTGGGATCGTCGGCGAGGATGAGTAGCTGTGAGCGAGTCGCTGACGGTCACGCACTGGCGCGAACGCGCGCAACGCGCCGAGGCGCAGCTAACCCGGCAGAAGGAAGACTCGTTCCGGGTGCTCGTCAGCCAGCGAATCGAGCTTGAGGCCGAGATCCCGTTGACGGACGCGGAACGCCGGGCTGTGCTGCACGCCATCGACCGGATGCTGTGGCTGCATGCGCGCGATCCCGAGCGCGACGTGCTTGAGGCCGGTCGCAGAAAGATCGCCGAGCCGAACACGCTCAGGAAGTTCGTCAATGGCCGATGAGGACAAGGGCTGGGTGATCGCCGAGCAGGTCTGGGGCGACGGGACACGCGAACGCCAACGCCGCGTGCTGGTCGTGTACCGCGCGAACGGCGGAACAGCCGACAGCGAAGGACCGGCGCTCTACTCGCGCGAGGAGGTTGAGGAGTTCATCGCTGACCTTCGCGCCGCTGCTGAGGGGCTGTGGTGATGCTCGTCATCGAGGTGTGGAACGGCTACTGCTGGAAGGTCGTGGGGCGGATGAAACCGGGGGTGCGGCACACCGTGCTTGATCACAACCGAGGGGTGCTGCTGCACCTCGTGATCGAGCCGGAGCGCACCACGGTCCGCGCCACCACCGAGCCGTACGAGGTGCTGCTCGAACTGGGCCCGGCCGACGAGCCGTGGGAGCGTCTGCTGCGCGCGAACTGGATGCCCGAGTCGATGCTCTGCCGCCTGCATCACCAGAAGCAAAAGATTCACACGCCTCCAGTCTGAGAGCGGTAAGCTGCCCCGGCCGCGAGAGCACCGTGGCAACTCTGAATAGCTGACTAGTACCACTGTCTGTGTGTCGAGTGGTGAACGTCTGGGTGCACAGACAAAGTGGCGGGATTGGAGGGGGCCGATAGCTGAGGTTTCGGGGCAGGACCAAGTAGTCCGGGGGATGTAGGACCAACAGTCCGGGGGAAACCAAATCGAAAGGGCAAGATGAACCTGAAGCACAATCTCAGGCTGCTCCTGGTTGGAGTAGTCAGCACTGGCGTGATCGTGGCCGGTGTCGCGAGCGCGGACGCGCATACCACCGCCCATCACAAGGCCGCAGTCGCTCACAAGACCTTCAAGGGACCGAAGGGTGATCGTGGTCCAGCGGGTCCTCCCGGCCCCGCAGGTCCGAAGGGTGACACTGGTCCCGCAGGTCCGGCAGGCCCGGCAGGTCCGGCGGGCGCGATGGGGCTGATTGGTCCAGTCGGTCCAGTCGGTCCGGCAGGCGGAATCGGTCCGGTTGGTCCGGCGGGCCCCGCAGGTCCAGCAGGTCCGAAGGGTGATACCGGCGCGGCTGGTCCAGCAGGTCCGCAGGGCGCTACCGGTCCGGCAGGCCCGAGCAACACCTCGGAGTTCACGTTCAAGGGCGACACCAGCACGCCGACCACGCTCGTGTCAATGGACGATGGCGTGAAGCTGAACGCCTCGTGTGACGCGCTTGGGCGTGTGACGCTGATCGCCGTGGCGACGAACGTCGCACCGGGCATTCTGACTGAGCGTGACGGGCTGAACTTCAACATCACGCCGAGGTTCGGCACCGCGAACACCACCGCTGTCGTGCTGCTCTCGCCGCTCAGCTCGGCAAGCTCACGCGCTGACGTGACGGTGCACTACGTCTCCAACGCAGGACAGGACACCACCATCAACGTCGCAGCGGTCGATCTGGCCGACGGGCCGAACGGCCTGAGCGAGGCTTGCGTCGTGTTCGGAACGGCAACCACGTTCTGAGCAAATGACCCCGACCCCCAGGATGCAAGTGGACCTTCCTGGGGGTCGCGTGGTCGCCGACTGAGCGGTAGGGTCCAGCGCGTTGGATGAGCGCTACAACACCACAGCGAGGGACGGGGCTCTGCTGTGGCGCGAGTCGCGAATGACCGTGGACGGACGCTGGGTGTGGCGGTGGATCAGCGAGTGGAAGCCCCGGCCCGAGCAGCAGCACCGCACGATCTTGATACCGGTCGCGGAGGAGCGCACGACGTGAGCAGCATGCGGCTGTTCTACTCGCCGCTGGACGAGGAGACGGACCGCCACCAAGCGCGCGTCTACCGCGCCCTGTTCCAATGCCGCTGCCGGTGTTGCGGACGGTTCGCGAGAGAGCGGCTGTTGCAGTTCGGCGCGATCTGCGACTACTGCGTCTACGAGGACCAGCGCCCTGCGATCAGACAGAAAGTGGAGCAGGCTCGTCGGTGGTGGAAACTGGTCGGCCGTGATACTGCCTGACCGATCACGCCGTCTGTAGCGTTACCATGCCGCACAAATGGCGCTGGGCGACGCAACTCCCAGAGAGGGGTAGAGGGGACGGGCGCGGTGCTGGAAAGAGGTCTTGCGGCTGACTTGCCGCGAGGTCATCCCGACGAGTTCACAGGGTTGGCGATGACACCGGCAGAGCAGATTCGCGTCCTCTTGCAGCGCAAAAAGTCGCAGGGGATCACCGACTGGCAGGTTGTCTGGCCGTGGGCTGTCGCGCGGATACGCTGGCCGCACGACCGTGACGAGCGGCACGAGTGGAAGCTCACGATCCAGTGGGCGGAGCCCGCGTACCACTCCGCGTTCGAGGGCAGGCTGTGGGTCGTGGACATGGGCGCGCTGATCGTCTACCCAGTCACCCTGTAAGCCTAAGTCGTGTGCTATCCTCGGGGGAAACCTGACCGAGGAGGATGCAGTGACCAAAGACGAGATGATCGACGCCGCCGTCGCGGTGGTCGAGCAAGAAGCTCGGGAGGCGTTAGCCAAACCGAGGCCGATGACCAACGACGGGTTCGTTACAGCCCACGCTGTCGCGAGCAAGCTCGTAGCAGCAGGCGTGATCACCCACGACCGTCTGGACAGCAAGGGCATGTGGGAGCGCGAGGCTGCCCGCAAGTCGGTGGACGGCAAAGCCAAGCGTCTGCTTGACGCCGAGGCCGCGAAGCCGAACGCTCGCGTCCGGCGGTTCTCGTCCACGAAGGACGCGCCGCCCCGGCTGACGGGCACGCGCGGCAGGGGCTACGGCAGAGAGGTGACGTACACCTCAGCCGAGCTACTCGCCAAGGCGGAGGAAGTGACCGTGCAGGCCGAAGCGAAGGATCAGGCCGACGAGCTACGGATGGACAACGCGCTCGAACAAGCAGCGGCGCTGGGACTGCCCGCCGGTCGAGCCCGAGCGCTGACGATCACGTTCACCGTGGACGAGTTCGTGACGCTGCTCCAGAAGGTGGTGAGCGGCTGATGTCGCACGACTATCACGAAGGGCTTGAGAACTACGACGCCCGCCAGATCCTTCACGACCGCTGCAAAGAGTGCGAGCACCGAGGCAAGGACCTCGTGATGGCGCTCGCGCACATGGACAACAACACGTTCGCGAAGGCGTGGAAACGCGCCTACGACTGGCTGGCATCCACCGGCGACTACGACGCCGTGGGTCCGGTCAGCTTCGCCGAGGTGGACCTCCTGAACGTGCTGTGGGGCGTGCAGGTGCAGCTAGAGCGACGCGGGGTGCCGCTGACCGGCCAGCCGCCGACCGGAGCGCGCGATGCCTCTGCGTGACCAGGACGGCAGCCCGACCAACAGCGTCGGTGTCGTGATCCCCGACGGCGTGACCATCGTCCGCATCGAGGTCCGGCACGCCCAGATCAGCTTCTACGACGCCGAGGGTCGCGAGGCGCTGCTCGTCCAACGCCACGAGTATCCCGGTGCGGGGCTCGCACTCCAGTTGGCCGACCACGTGAAGGTGGCGGAACAATGACCGTCGTGGGGCATGGCACCGCCCAGTACGACGACGCCCAGGCCGAACGTCAACGCCGCCGCGCGCCGGAGCCGGGGCCGGTCGAGCCCGAGCTTGAGCCGATCCCAAAGCCATCACGCCGGGTTGGGCAGACCGCCCAGAAGACCGGGTACGCCTCGCTGGGATGTGGGTTCTGGATCGTCACGCCGATCCTGGTGACGCTCGGGATCGTGGTGGACGCTCGCATCCTGTGGATCGGGATGATCGCCTACGGGCTGCTCGTCGGAATGACCCGCAAATAGCGGCAAGAACGCACGACGAGCGCTAGCAGACGCTCGCAATCCTGGGAGACTGTGGGTCTGATGGACCCCGAGCACATCGACGCGATGCTCAGCGAGGGCATCGCGTTCGACACCATCGAGGATCGGATCGAGCAGACGCGGCTGCACGCCGAAGCCAAGAGCGCGCTCTGGCTCTATGCCTGGGTGGGGCTGGATCGTGACGAGCAGCGCGAGGTCGTGCGCGAGATGCTTGCGGTTCTCTCCGCCGACTTGTCCTAACACGCATCGTGCGCTATGATGTAGGTACAGCCAGTTGGCTGGATTCCCGACCGAGGAGACACGATGAGCACCACCACTACCGAGCGCGTTGTCAGCGCCGCCTACATCGACCAAGCCTCAGCTTCGCGCAAGCGGACTCCGGACTGGCTGGTGACGGTCAAGCAGGGCTCGACCGTTCAGACCCACCGCTTCCACGACGAAGACAAGGCCAAGGCGTTCGCCGCCGGTGGCGCGAAATGAGCGCCTACACGACGCGCATCCCCACGGCCGTGTTCGAGCGTTTGCCGATGGTGATGAAAAACCACCAGAACGGCGACCCGTTCGACGTTCGCATCCAGGCGTTTCCGGGCGACGACGGCGAGTCGATGTTCTCCATCGACGTTTACACCAACGCGGTGACCGTCGATCCAAATGATCGTCGCCAGAGGTCGTATGTGGAGGCCAAGCGCACGAGCTACTTCTTCAATGAGGACGGCGGCTTCGATGGCGAGCCGCAAGTCACGACCACGAGGTACCAGGGATGAGCGCCACCCGCCAACAGCCCAACGCCGCGCACACCAACCCGCGTGTGCTGAACCCGGACACCATCGACCACAGCGCCGTCTACCGTGCGCTGACAGCCGACCGGGGCAAGTACAACGCCTCCGAGCAGGAGCTGCACGAGCACTACGCGAGCAACGCCCGCGCATGCGGCCACGCTGACGATTGTCTGAAGGTGACGTTGCCGGTCAACTGGCCAACGCTGTGGGGCAAGCCGCTCTGCACGTGCGGTCGCGGCGAGCCGTGGATTCACCCACGCGACCGGGCGGCGATTGCGATATGAGCGCCGAGTTCTGGGTAGCTGACGCGCCTGTCGTGTACAGGGTTCGCAAGACCGAGGGCGGCGATATGCGCGGCCCCGGCGTTCTAGTCGTCCGCTGCGAAGACAGCGACGACAACTGTCAGCAGGCGCTGCTGGAGATCCAGCACGACGGCGACACGCTGCGGCTCGTCCAGTTCGACGGTGACCTCGACGCAAGGAAGGTGATCGAGGTCGATCAGTCCGCGATGCGCTACGCCAACCGACCAGTCAGGATTTGGCGGCGCATCTGGGACGTGGCGATGGGAGGAACCGATGCCTGACTTCCACTACGACCAGGAACCCGACGCGCCGTTTGCTGGTGCTGGCCAGCCGCTGTTCTTCAAGCGCGTGTGGGGCGGGAACCCGCAGGAGCCATTCGAGCGCGACGGGATCGTGTACGTCTCGATGGCTCCTGCTGAGCCCGTCACGATCTACGGGTACAGCATCCGCCTGACTGGCGAAGATGCCGACGCGGCACGCTACGCCTGGTCGATGCGCGAGAGCTTCTGCTCGTGGTGCTACTCCACGATGGAGCCGCGCGGCGAACCGGGGTTCGTGCCGCTCGCCGAGGTGCAGGAAATCACCCGCGACGAGTTCGAGGCAGCCGCTGCCGAAAGGTGGATGACGTGAGAGAGCACTACCAGCTTGCCCGCGAGCCGATCCCCGCCGACCGGTGGGTGGACGTGTACGGGTGGAGCATCGAGGAAGCCGCGAACATGGACGGCCAGTCCAGTGAGGTGCGGCTCTACCACGTCGCCGCTGACGGCACCAAACGCGACCTCGCGCCCAACAAGGACGGCGGCTTCGAGTTCGGCTACGGCGGCACAGGACCGCACGAGAGCGCCCGCGCCATCGTCGGCGACATTCAGGCCACCGAGCCTGAGCTTTCGCCTCAGGACCTGCGAGAGACGGTCCCAGAGGTGTTTGAGGATGTCCACGACGCCGAGCAGGTGATCGTGTACCTGACGGACGTGCGGATGCGGCTGGGTCTAGACCCCGAAGCTGACGGGTAGCGCACGACGGGCGCTATACTCGCGCCTGTGCAATCCCGACCCGAGGAAGGTCCCATGTCCGAAGACAACGGCAGCGTTCCGCTGCCGCAGGCGAGCGAGATCGCCTTGCAGCTACACGCGCTGGTCACCGACCGGCAAAACGCGCTTGCGCAACATGACCTCGTGCGCGACAAGATCGTCACCGAGCTACGCACCTACGAGAAGACGCTGGCAGCGCTCACTGGGGAGCCGAAGAAAGCGGGGAGGCCAAAGGCGAAGGCGGCGACCGAGAGCACCGCGAAGAAAGTCGGTGACGAGCGTCTGGCTGCCATCGAGCAGCTTGTACGCGAATACGCCGAAGATCACGAGGAGTTCCGCCAAGTGGATCTGCGCAGCGCGTACGGCACGTTGCCGGACGGCGGCTCGTTCACCTCCGGCATGTCAGCCATCGCGTTCGAGGAACTGCGCCAGCGCAACGTGCTGCGCGTCGCGAGGGTTGACGGCAACTCGAAGTTCTACCGGCTGACCCGCGAAGCGCTGAAGCCATGACCGCCTCACGAAACGGTCGCGTTGACGCGAGCCTGTTCGGTATCTCCGACTCCGAGATCCTCGGGATCGTGGACGACCTCGCCGACGAGAACGGGTGGACGGCAACCTACGACGTGCGCGTTCAGCTCGGCGAGAAGATGGACCAGTCCGACCGCAAGTCCGGGATCGGCCCGCGTCTCGCGTGGCTGCGCCGGTACGGGTGGCTGGAGCGTGGTGAGCGGGAGAAGATCGAGCAGTCTGACGGGACGTGGGTGTGGACGCAGCGGTGGCGGCTGTCGGCGATGGGCCACGCGCTGCTGGACAACCCCGACCTCAGCAAGGCCATCGAGTCTGCGCTCTCCAAGCTGAACCCGGCGCAGCGTCTGGCGCTCACCCGCGAACTGGGTGACGCTGGTAACACGACCGCCCCGGAGATCCGCGCTGCGCTGCGCCGCCAGTGGCAACGCTCGATGCACCTGCGATGAGTTCGGACCCGACCGTCAGAGCCGACCGGCTGCTCGCGACACGAGCCCACCTCCACCGCAACCACTGGAAGCAGGTGACGAAGGGCGTGGACGGGCTCGGCTCGTGGATTCACCGGCCCCGCAAGCTCGGAATGATCCACTCGGTTGCCTACGAGATGGACGGCGAGCTGTGGGAGCACGTGTCGCTGTCACGCGAGGACGGGAAGATGCCGACGTGGGAGCAGACACGAGACGTTTTCCACGAGGTGTGCGGCCCGAACGCGCTCGGGATCATCGTGGTCCCCCCGAAAGAGGAACACGTCAACATCGCCGAGGTTGCGCACATCTGGCACTGCCTGACTCGTCGCCCGCTGCCGGACTTCACGCGCGGGCTCGGGACGATCTGATCATGCAGACATGGCATATACGCATATCCAGGCGCAGGCGCATGTCCAAGCGCGACCGCAACCGCGAACGTGAACTGCTGCTGGACATCGCCCGAGAGGCCGAGTGGGTCGCACGCGGGCGGGCGATCTCCCGGCAGGCGTCGTACAACTGCATCCCCGACCTGCTGACGGCCTTCGCTGCATATCGGGCGTGGCGTGACAATCTGAGCCATCAAACGTAGGCCGCGTCTCTGGCTGATCCTCGCCGCGCCGAGCATGCTGCTCGCGGTGCTGTTTGCTGTCCGTCTCGCGTTCCTCTGGGCTGCTGTTCTCGCGGTCCTGGCTGTCGCTCTGGTGATGCGCGCGTGGGAGGAGCGCAATCCGCCTGACGAATAGCTCGCCAGCGGCCATACGCTGTGTGGCGTGCCGCTGATCGCGCCCAGACGAACGCAGCCGCCCAAGCCACAGCAGCCGCAGAACCGTGGCGGCGGCACCGCAGGCGGGCAGTTCGCAGCGCTGCACCCGCGTGGGCGTGGTGGGAAGTGGATCGCCAAGCCCGGCGACGGGTACGGTCCTCAAGGTCCGCATCAGACGACGGCGCAGCTTCAGCAACGACTGAACCAGCTCGGGTTCCACGTGCCGATAGACGGCAAGTACGGACCAGCGACCGCGAACGCGGTTCAGACCTTCCAAAAGCGCTACGGGCTGAGTCCGAGCAAGGGCGTGGATGCCGCGACGATGGTGTTCTTGCAGAACCCACCGGCGCAAACGGTCGCGCAGATCCAGAAGTCAAAGGCCACCTCGAAGTCGTCCTCGAAGTCCACCAGGCGCGTGAGTGCCAGAACCGCCAGCGCGGGCACCCCGAGCACGCGCACGCCGGGCACGAGCACGTCGAGCAGCCGCTCAACGAAGACGATCACTCCAGCCCAAGCCGCCCAGCAGCTCACCGTCAGCGCCGACACGAAGGCCGCGATCAAGGCCGAGGTCGCTGCCGCTTCCGAAACGCACCAGGCTGGGACGGACACGAACGTCAAGACCGCCCAGCACGACGCTGCGCAGGCGCAGGGCGACGCCGCCCGCGCTCAGAAGCTCGCCAACGCGGCCAAGGCCGCAGCAGTCGGCGGCACTGCCCAATCGAAGAAGACCGCCAAATCAGCAGAGCGTGTGGCCAAGACCGCTCAGAAAGACGCGAAAGGAGCCATCAAGGCCGTGAAAGCGCTCAAGCAGCAGATAGCGAAGCAGAAGGCCGCGCGGATCGCGGCCGACCAGGCGCTGATGGCAGGCGAGTACGCGGGGCTGGCCACCGGGAAGCCGCACAAGCCGAGCGGAGGCAGCAAGACGATGAAGCTGACGGCACCAAAGAAGGGCAGCAAAGCGCCATCGCGGACGGGCAAGGTACAGGTCGCGACCTCTGCCGAGAACTCAACCGAGCGGCCCGAGTTGGAGGAAGGCACCTGGACCGGCGGCAACGGTGTCGCTGACACGACCACCGTTGCGTTCGGGTACGGCGGCGACACGTCAATGTCAATCCCTGACGGGCGTGAGCAGACACCCGACAGTGACCGGCCGATCTGGACGCGATCTGGTATCCGCCTGCTGCCGAGCTACACGATCCCTGATGGGCGCACCGAGGCTTCCGTGCCACCGGGCACGAACTTCACGATCCCTGACGGGCGAAACGTGCCGGAGGCCCTGGCCGTCCAGCTAATCGAGGCTGTCGCCGCGCGCAAAGCAGCCACGACCGGCCAGGAGTTCACCAGGGCGTTCGCACGCGAGCGTGTGCTTCGCGCCAGGCTGACCGAGGGGCTGTGGGACGAAGCGAAGCATCCGCGCGGCCGGGGTGGAAAGTGGATGGAGGTGCTGAACAAGCTGATGGGCGGCACTGGAGCCCCGTCGAGGCTGCACGTCCGGCATCTGGAGGACAGGGGCGACGACTACCTGAACGCTCGCCTGCACCCCAGTAGTGATGCGACCGAGAGCGAGCGCAAGGCGATCCGGGCGATCCAGGCGAGACGCCGGTCGGTTGCGGGCAGAGTTCGAGCGCTGCCGACCGGAATGACCAGCGCAGCGCGGCCACTGTCCCAAGCCCAACGACCCCTCTCCCAAGTCCAGCGTCCGCTGTCGCAGGTGCAGAGGCCGCTGTCGAAGATCCAGCGTCCGCCGACGCAGCGGTCGCTCGCGAGCATCCAGAAGCCGTTGTACTGAGAGGAAGCCATGACTGTCGTAGAGCTAGCGCCCGACCCCTGGTACCAGCTTCAGGAGGCCGTAGACACACGGCAGGCATCCACCGGCATCGAGTTCGTGCGCGCCTACGCACGCGAGCGGGTGCTCCGCCGCCATCTCGAAGAACGAGACGTAAGCACCAAGGAGCGCGCGACGCTGGAGAAGAAGGGTCACGCGATGCCCGGCGGTCGCTACCCGATCAAACACGTCGGCGACCTGAAGGCCGCGATCATGGCGTTCGGCCGGGGCAACCCGCCGGACAAGGCCGCGATCAAGGCGCACATCATCAAGCGCGCGAAGGACCTCGGGCTGACGAAGCTGCTGCCAGCGACGTGGGGTGCCGCCGCTGCTACCGCTACTGCCTGACCATGTGATGAATGATCTTGGCCGCTATCAGCGACCCGACGCTGCTGGGGCTCGCCGCGATTGTCACTGCTCTCGGCGGGGTGGCTTCGACCGTTATGGCGTTACGCAGGACCCGCAGCGAGGATCACGAAGCGTGCTTGGAGCACCTCAAGGAAGCTCGCGCCGAGGCCGAGGCGTATGCGCAGGAGCTGCACAAGCTGAAGATGGACAAGCTGGACAAGGAGGGGGATGAGGGCTAGCCGCATATTTGCTGCGACCGGCGGCGCGGCGTTCCTGTCCGCAGGCGGGCTCGCAACGGCCGCAGCAGTGTCAAGCTCCGCACCGCCGCCGGTCAAGACGGTGACGGTGAGCCTGTCGCCTGGGCCACGCGGACCGCGCGGTGCGACGGGACCGGCGGGACACACTGGCGCAACGGGACATTCTGGCGCGACCGGCGCAGCCGGGACGACCGGTGCGACCGGGCCGCAGGGTTTGCAAGGTCCGCAGGGCCTGAAGGGCGACACGGGTGCGACTGGTCCAACTGGCCCTGGTGGAACTGGCAGTGGTGCAACTGGTCCAACGGGCCCGGCTGGTGCTACCGGTCCGCAGGGTGCGACTGGTCCTGCTGGTGCCACGGGACCACAAGGACCTGCTGGCAGCTTCTCGTGTTACACGGGCTACTCGCCGGGCATCCTGGTGATCAACCAGCCGGGTGGGAAGGTGAGGATCTATACGTGCATCGAGGACGGCGCGGGTCGTCGGTGAGTGGTGATCGAGCATGTCCGAACCGTCATCCTGCTCGTTGCTGCTGTCGGCTGCCTGGTGTACGCATTCATCCCACCGGGCAACCCGCAGTGGATCGGCACCGCCGGGGCTCTGCTGGGTGGTGAGGCGCTTGCGCGAGCCCGGCACGCATGAGCAAGAAGGCGTTCCACTGGGTGCTGCTCGGCTACGTGATCCTCGCGGTCGGCTTCGGGATTGTCGCCGGGCTCGTTGTCTCGGAGATTCACCGTCTCGACGCGACACAGAAGAACCTGCGCGCGCTGGCGTGCCAGCTCGACCGGCATGTCAACGCCGACGAGCGGGTAATGCCGCCCGACGACCTGTGTCACCGCTGAGGCCATGAGACGCATCCGCCGCCTGCGCGAGGCCGGGTTCACCGAGCGCCTGCACCCACGTGGGCGCGGCGGGAAGTTCGAGGACGTGCTCGGGAAGCTGGAGCACGAACCGACCGGGCCGAGGCTGCTCGCGCTCCCGAAGCCCGAGCAGGTCAAACGCGAGGCCGCAGCCCCGAAGTCGCTGTTGCCGGGCGACAAGCCGACGATGTTCGAGTCGCACGTCTGCTCGAAGTGCGGTGGCGAGGGCAAGATTTGGACGTACTCGAACGTGATGGGCGGCACCTGCTTCAAGTGCGGTGGTCGTGGCCGGACGCTGACCCCGCGCGGGCAGAAGGCGCAGGCGCACTACCGCGATCTGCTGTCCACCCGCGCTGACGAGCTGAAGCCCGGCAACAAGATTTGGGACAGCGGCGTGCCGGGGTTCACCAGCTCCGGTTGGAAGACGGTGCAGAGCGTCACTCCCAACAGCGACGGCACCTTCAACGTCAAGGCCGAGGGCGGTGGGCTCACGAACGCGCCTGCTGGCAAGAAGTGGCGGACGTTGCACACGGCGGAGGAGAAGAAGGTCGCGGCGGACGCAGCGAAGGCGTTCCAGGCGACGCTGCCGGGCCCGAAACCCAAGAAGCCCAAGCCGAAGGCATCCACAAAACCCAAGAAGCCGCCAGCGCCGAAACCGCCGACCGCGAAGCAGATGGACCTCGTCAAGAAGCTCGCGACCGAGCATGGCCACGACGTTCCGGAGAGCATGTCGCGGGCCGAGGCGTCGCAGTTCATCGACACGCACCTGGCGCTCCCGAAACCTGGCGCGGCACCGAAGGCCGACGTGATCGAGGGCGAGGCGACCAACGTCAAGGGGAAGCTGATCTCCGCCCGGTACAAGGAAGGTCCGTACGGCGCGCAGCCGAAGGCGCTGATCGAGGATGAGCGCGGGTTCCGGGTGTACGGCACGCTCCCGGCGAAGCTCGGCGACGAGCTATCGAAGCGGGCTGCCGCGACCGGCGATCCGAACTGGGAGAACTACCTGAAGGCGCACCCGACCGGCATCCACCTGACGGGGGCTACGAAGAAGTCGCAGAAGGACTCGGCGTTCGGGTTCTACTCCAAACCGAAGAACGCTGGGTTCCACGAGATCCAGGAGGCAGCCATGCCGTATAGCTTGCGAGGCACGACCGTGATCCGCGAGGACACTGGCCAGGTCGTCAAGAAGCACCCGGACGAAGCGCGGGCACTGGCCCACCTGCGCGCTCTGAAGGCCAACGTCGAGAGCCAGGAGGCCGTGTGGCGTGCGCTCGATGAGCACGCGCAGGAGTGGTTGCCAACCGAGGAGCAGCTCGCGCTCCACGAGTCCGTTCAGACCGCTGCGCTGTCCTCCACACCGTCACCGTTCTCCACGAGCACCACAAGCAACTGGATCGCCCGCGTCGGAGGACTACCGGCATATATCCAGAACGTCGCGAAGGGCATCATCAAGTCGGGCAAGACCGAATCCCAGGCGATCCAGATGGCGATTGGCGTGATGAAGAACTGGGCCAGCGGACGCGGCAAGGTCAGCCCCGAGGTGCGCGCCGCCGCAGCGAAGGCGCTCGCCCAGTGGGAAGCGAAGAAGGCCGCGTCGCACGCCAAGACGGCGGCGAAGGCAGCGGTCGCAGCAGCCAAGTCCTAGCGCACGACCTGCGCTATGATGTAGGGCGGTTGTGGTTCGGGGTGGGTACCCAACGGGCGGCACCCCGATCAACCACAACCAAGGGAGGCACGATGACCCTGAGGGTCTACTACGTGCTGGCATCCGGCCGCACGAAGGTCTACCACGGACCGAGCTGCTTGTGCTTGAGAATGCACGGGCCGTACAACGGGACGGTCACGCAGCCACCGGGTCTGCGGGCCTGCGGCTACTGCGGCGGCAAGTAGCGCAAGGCGGGGGTCCTCGGACCCCCGCTAAGCGCACGATCTGTGCTAGTATTGTTGGTGCGGGCAGGTGTCCGCATCGACCGAGGAGCAGAGCATGACCCCCACACTCAAGACCGTTTACGAGCGCCAGCAGGACGCCGCCGAAGCGCAGCGCCAAGTGTCCGCTCTCTACGAAGACATCTACTGGAGCCTGGAGCCCAAGGCACGCGCGAGCGCCAACCTCCACGAGCACCCCGACGTGCTCATGGCGCAGGCCGCTGCTGAGAAGCTGGCCGTCGAGGTTGCGCACCTGCGCGACCTCGTGGGTGGGCGCGTGTTCCGCGTCGTTGACTCGAAGCTGAGCGCGCTGAACGAGCGGATCGCCAAGCTGAACAAGAAAGCCGTCAAGCTCGGGACCGACCCGATCCTGCTGACCGCCAGCTACGAGAAGGACCAGATCAAGCGCATGGTCATCACCAACCCCGAGAGCTACCAGGCGGTTGGGTTCATGGACGGCATCAACGGCCACGACGAGGTCATCGACTTCACGTACGTCACCGTTGACGGACCCACGCCGATGCTCCCCGGATTCGTGTTCATCGCGACCCTCGATCACGACACCGACGACGACGAAAACGTCGGCATCCGCCGCGCGCCAGTCGGCACCGGACTGATCAACCACATCGGCGAGGAAGCCGCCAAGGCCGTCGAAGCAGCCGACCTGACCGCCTACCGGCACGCCGACCCCGACTGCGACCACTGCAAGCTGGACCGCAAGCGCAAGCAGACGTACGTGCTGTTCGAGGTCGCGACCGGCGAACTGCGGCAGATCGGCACCAACTGCGTCAAGGACTACATCCCCGGCGCGAACAACCCCGAGCGCGTCGCAGCGTGGGCAGAGTGGCTCCACGGCCTGTACGCCGACCTCGGCTTCGAGAGCGGCGACGACGGGTTCGGCGACATCGGCGTCGGCGGTGGACGGATCGCGATTCCCACGCAGAGCTACCTGAACAACGTCGCGGCGGTCATCCGCGAGATCGGGTGGACACCCCGGTGGAACAAAGACGGCTACGGCGACTTCGCCCGCAACTACGGCGCGACCGCTGACCGCGCGAAGGACAACTACCTGGAGCGCAACGCGAAGCTGCGGATCGAGGTGATCTCCGCTGATGTTGAGCTTGCGACCGTGGCGCTGACATGGGTCCGGGACGACCTCGCTGAGCGCGACGAACTGAACGAGTTCGAGCACAACCTCACGACGTACGCCAAGAGCGACTATCTGCCCGAGAAGGGCGACGGGTTCATCGCGTCGATCATCGGCGCGTACCAGCGCGAACTGGCTCGCAAGCTGGAGGCCGAGCAGGCCGCGAACTCCGAGTGGATCGGCCAGGTCGGAGATCGGATCAAGGGACTGAGGTTCACCGTCACGTTCGTCCGGGGCTTCGAGGGTCAGTACGGCACCCGCTGGATGACCAAGGGCTACGACGCGGACGGCAACGGTCTGATCTGGTGGGGTGCCGGTGGAATGGACCAGGGCGTCACGTACACGTGCTCCGCGACGGTCAAGGCGCACGAGATGGACAAGTTCAATGGCGGCGGGAAGGTCACGCAGGTCACGAACCTGCGCTCGATCACCCCGGTTGAGGCAGACCCGGCGCAACAGACCCTCTGACGCGCCCGCAGCCTCCCTACGGGCACGCGGCTCCCCAGGCTGGCACCTACTACCTGTTGCCTTCCTGGGGACGCCTGCGCAGCGCGTAAGCTGAAGCGGCCATGAGCGTGCTCCAGTCAGATCCATCCCAGGTCTGGCTGGAGCTTCCGCTGTACGTGGACATGGAGAACCCTCGCTTGTACGTGGACCTCGCGCCGACCGCGAACCCAGCCGCAGCGCAGCCTCCCGCCGGACCGACCGGACCCACAGGACCGACCGGACCTACTGGCCCTGCCCCAGACCCAGCCGGGCAGTGGGTGTGGAGCATGACGAACCTCTCCTGGGAGCCGTACCCCTACGATCCATCTGGGAACTAGCGGGCAACCACGCCTTAGCATCCGGGCATGGCCGTCAGCCTAACCGGCCCGTGGCTTATGAAGCGCGGCGCGCTCACACCGGCCTACCGGGGAACGTTGCGGAACGCTGACGGGTCGCCCATCGACCTCTCCGGCGTCGATCACGTGGACTTCGTGATGCGCGAGCGGCGCACGTTGACCCCGGTCGTGGAGGCGCAGGCCAGCGTGTTGCAGGAGGGCGACGCGGTGACCGGCACGGACGTGGGGCTCTGCGAGTACGACTGGTCGCTGGGCGACACCGACTCCTCCGGGGTCTTCAACGCCGAGTTCGCGCTCTACGACGCCAACGGCAACGTGATCGCCAGAGTCCCGAGCGACGGCTACCAGGAGATCCAGATACTCGGCAACCTGTCCGCCGCTCCGGTCCCGGACACCAATCTGCCGGTCACGTTCGACTTCCACATCTACTACGGCGACGTGTGGAGTCAGGCGTACCGCCTGCTTCAGCAGGGCATCCCGGTCGATCTGACGGGCTCGACGGTCGCCTCGTCCGTGGTCGATGCGCAGGAGGTCGTGACGCCGCTAACAGTCACGATCCTCGACGCCACCGACGGCCAGCTCCAAATCTCCGCGCTACCGGGCGCGCTCGCGGTCGGTAGCTACGACTACGACATCCAGGTGACGGACGCCACCGGACCCATCACCTGGATCAAGGGCCAGCTCGTGGTCGATCCGGATGTAACCCCATGAGCACCGGCAGCGTCCAGGTGATCGGCTCCGACGCGACCGTCGAGGTCACCCCGGCCGTGCGCGCGGAGGTCGAGATCGTCAAGTCCGCCGGTCCGCAGGGTCCGCCCGGCCCGACCGGCCCGACCGGACCGCAGGGCTTCGCCGGACCGACGGGACCGGCTGGACCAACTGGACCTGGAGCAGAGTTCGGACCGTGGGTGCCGCTGACGCTTGCTAACGGGTGGGCCATTCAGCCCAATGTAGGCGGCGGCATCGCTCCCGCCTATCGCTTAGAACCGGGCGGCGTTGTCCGACTGAAGGGGAGCCTCGACCCGAGCAAGTCAACCAGCCAGGAGTTCGTTGTCGATCTACCTCTCACGGCCGTTCCAAAGGCTCCGAGCAGCCCGTTCCAGACCTGCATGGCACTGGACGCAGCCGGAACAACCATGATGCTCGCGATGGTCAACCCTTACGACAACGGTGATGGCACGGGACACATCTGGTTGGGGCACGTTGATCAGTCGCCTCTGACCGACATGATGTGGGTGGGGTTGGATGGCATAGCCCCCTGGGTTTCTGCGTGAGCACGCAGGTCGCGATCTAGCGCATAGCGTGTGCTAGGTTGTTGGTGCGCACGACATTGGTGCGACATCGACCGAGGAGATTCAGATGACCGACGAGAACTGCACCTGGCTGATCGAGGTCGCGTCCGGCAACCCCGAGCCCGACTTCCCCGAGGACCTATACCGCACCGTCGAGTGCGGCGGCAAGTTGACCTTCAACGAGTACGGCTCCTGGACCTGCGAGTACGGCCACGAACACGTCAGCTACGACGACCCGGCACGCGACGCTTACGAGGCCGAGCAGGTCTTTCGGGAGCGCCAAGAGGGCTGAGCTAGCGCACGATTGGTGCTAAACTGTAAGGCGTGACCACGACCGAGGAGCACGCAATGAGCTTTGACGAGTACGACCCCCGCGACGGCGACGATGTCTACGACGCCTGGGTCGAAGCGCAGCACGAGAAGTGGGCGGACACCGCCACCGAGTGCGGCAACTGCGGCGAGCTTTGGCAGGCGGGCGAGCACCGCGCGACCAGGATCGACCCCGGCTACTACGAGCAGCCGACCTGCCCGCGCTGCGGCGAGTGGAGCATCGGCGACCCGGAGAAGGAAGACGACGAGTCGGACGACGAGCCGGTCCCAGCCGACACTGGGTGGATCAAAGACCTGTTCGCTGAGCAGTTCCCCGCCGACCCGTCCGAGGAGAAGCCGTTCTGATGGGCTACGACATCGTCACTCTCGAAGATTGCGCGTCGTGCTTCGGCGTCTACGACGTTGAGGGCTCGAAGGGCGACACGTACGTTGTCCAGTTCCACGGCGAGACGGGCGTGCACTGCACCTGCCCCGGCTTCAAGTACCGCCAGGACTGCAAGCACGTCAGCTACGTCTACAAGACCGCGTGCATGCAAAACCCCCAGTACAACAGCGGCAAGCCTGACCCGGCGATCCGCCCACGCGACTACACGTACGACGCCTTCTCGAAGACGCCGTGCCCCGCGTGCGGCGGACCGACGGTCTACGTCCGGCGAGCCGTCTGACTTAGGCGACGCGCCCGTTGGTGATCTGCGTGATCACCTGTTCGAGCACCTCGGCCTGGGTGAACGGCTTCGCGTCGCTCGGCCAGTTGCTCCAGCGTTGCGCCGAGGATGAGCGCTTGAACCGACGCCACACGCCGGGCTCGGTCCGCTCGTAGAGCACTTCGGTCGTGCCCTGGGTGGGGTGTCGAACGCTGATCGACACGTCTGCCTCGTAAGCCATGTGGGCTCCTTGGTAGTTGGGGTGCCTCGACCCGTTGGGTCTGGGCTGGATCGGTGAGGCTAGCAGTAGAGTCGCCGGTCGGTGGTGACCGACACGCCGTTCTACATCCTGCTCACGGTCGTCGTCTACAACGCGCTTGTGTTCGGGGGTGGGTGGTACGGCGAAAAGCTGCTCTACCGCCACCGGCACCGCATCGCTCGCACGGTGCTCCAGGAGTCGCGGCTGCCGTGGCGCTGGCGTGAACGGATCGTCGGCGCGCTCTACTGGCTGTACCCGCAGCACTAAAGCGCCAAATCCGTCTGTGGCAGCGCAGAAAACGGGTCTTAGTATCGCGTCAATGAGCGCTCTCGCTGAAAACACAGAGATCCCTGCTGACGTAACCGTCCTGCGAGAGAGCATGTACGCGCTCTCGCGCGACACGGTGGAGTTTCCCGAGGAGCTGGCTGAGCAGCGTGTCGAGCGGCTCGTGAGCCGTGGGCTGAGCCTGGAGGAAGCGACCTCCGCCGAGGCGGACGAGCGCTCCAAGCTCGTGCCGCTACACATCCTGCGCCCGTGCCTCGGCAAGGGCCGTGGCCGTCACGTCTACGAAGCGGACATGCTCCAGGAGAACGCGCACAAGTTCTCCGGCTGGCGGCAGTACATCGACCACCTCTCCCCCGAAGCGCGCAAAGCTGCGAAGGGGCTGCCGCGCTCGATTCGTGACCTTGGCGGCAGGATCGTGGAGAGCTACTGGGACCCGGCTGTTCCGCCTGACGAGTCCAAGGGGTTCGGGCAAGGCGCTGTCGTTGGGTGGTCGCTCCCGACACCGTTCATCCGCGAGCTTGCTGGAAACGACCCCGAGCTGGTTGAAGCGTCGATCTCCGCGAACGCCACCGGCGTGCAGCCCACGATGCGCGACGGACGCCGGGCGTGGCTGGTCGAAGGGATCGAGGATCACGGAAGCGTTGACTGGGTGACCGAAGCCGGTGCTGGTGGCCGCGTCGTCCAACTGATGGAGGCTGCCTACAAGGAGGACGGGATGAGTTTGCTGGAGTCCATGACCGACGAGGAGTTCGTCGCCTACGTCGAAGAAGTTCGCCCGCACCTGCTGGCAGAGCAGACCGACGCTGCCGACGAGGCCGAGGACGCCGCCGACAGCGGCGACGACGAGCTTGCGGAGATGGTCGCGAAGCTGAAGAAGCGCAACCCGAAGCTCTCGGACAAGCAAGCGAACGCGCTGGCCAAGCAGGCGCTCAGCAAGGAGTCCAGCGCCAGCAGCACACAGGAAGCCAACACAGAGGAGACGGATATGGGTGTCACCCCAGAGGCGCTCCAGGAAGCTCTCCACAGTGAGGACTTCCAGGGGTCGCTGAAGACGCTGGTCGAGGCCGCAATCGCCGACGAGCGCGAGCTGATCCGGGCTGAGGCGCGTGCCGACGCTGACCGCCAGCTTGCGTTGCGTGACATGCGCGACGCGGCGCACCGGCAGATCGCCGAGGCGAAGCTCCCGGAGGCGTTCGCGAAGGGCACTCGGTCGCTGTACGAGATCACCGACGACGGGCCGACTCCGGCGCTCGACATCGTGGACGACGTGGACGACGACGGCAAGGTGACCAAGAAGGCAGCGGAGAAGCTCACCGAGTCCGTCGCCACCGCAATCGGCGAGCAGCACGATTTGCTGGCGGCAGCGAACCCGACGAAGGTGCGCGGCCAGGGCGTCGGCGCTCCCGCGAAGCGCAGCGAGGGCGAAGGTGGCGACGAGCCGCCCAAGCCGGGTGAGGGCACGCTTTACGGCGCTGTCCTCCAGGAAGCAGGAGTCGATCCCGCGACGGCGTGGGACGACTGAGGCCAACCGGGTAACGGAAAGGAGCACACGACATGCCGTATAACCGCCCAGGCCCAGGCGTCTACGTCACCAACGGTGCCACGGCGATCACGCACGGATTGCCGTGCACGGTCGCGAACTTCGTTGGCGTTGCGGTCAAGCAGCAAGCACAGCCGTGGACAGCGGGATTCCAGTCCCCGGCGATGATCCAGCCGAACGAGCCGTTCTACATGATCACGAAGGGCGTCGTTCAGGTGCCGTCAACCGGGCTGACGACCCCCACGAAGGGCGAGGCGGTGTACGTCAACCCCGACGGCAGCCTCGCTGCGACCGGCACGGTCAAGTTCGGCCGCATCACGGAGGTCGGCGGAAACCGTGGCACTCCGCCAAACAGCGTCCGGATCGACCTCGACGCAAAGGACTCGTTCTAAGAGCTGAGCAGGACTTCTCGACCCTCCCAGGTTGCCCCCCCTGAGGATGTGGCTGACGCCGACAGGCGCTTAGTGGGCTCGGATTGGCCATGAACAAGGAGCAAAGATGAACGGCAACCCATACGGTGAGTTCGGCAGGCCGATCCGCCTGCTGGAGGCGTACAAGGAGTGGCGCGACGAGCGGATCTTGCAGGAGGCGGACTCGAAGGCTGACTTCGCGTCGTTCCTGTTCGGGCCGGTACGCCAGTCGATGTGGACTGGCTACAGCCGCGCGCAGGCGCAGTACCAGCGGTACACCCGGCAAGAGAACGCCCCCGACTTCCGCCAGCGGCGGCTGCGCGGCCTGAACGGCCTGCTCGGGATCGGGTACGTGGGTGACCACGGCAACTACCCAGGGATGAAGCGCACCGAGCGCCCACCGGCCACCCTGTCGGTGGACACGTACGGCGGCGTCTACCAGATCACCCGCCAGGCAATCATCAACGACGACTCGAACGAGCTGCTGAACCGCAACCCGGCCGACATGGGCTACGCCGCCGGGGTGTTCATTCTCCAGACCGTGATCGCGATGATCGAGAACCCCGGCAACGCGCCGGACGGCCAGCCGTTCTACTCAACGACCCGTGGCAACCAGGTCGTCACCCCGCTCGCGGAAGACTCGCTCGCGGACGCGCTCGCGTTCATGGAAGGCCAGATTGACGACGACGGCAACCAGATTGTCGTCACCCCGTCGGTGCTGGTCGTCAAGAACGCGCGGATGCAGATGATCGCCCAGCGCATCCTGAACTCCACCCAGACCGGCACGAACGTCCAATGGGCGGGAGCGCCCGGCGTGGGCTCGGCAGTGATGGACAAGGGCACGATCAACCCGCTCGCGGGCATCCTCCCGGCCGACGGGGTGCTGCGTGACCCGTGGTTCCACGACGCCAATGACTGGTATCTGTTCGCTGACCCGAACGATGTGCCAGGGTTCGCTGTGGGCTTCCTGAACGGTCAGGCAGAGCCTCAGGTGATGTTGCGCGATCCGATGGTCAGGATGGCGCTCGGTTCAGGAACCGACCCTTACCAGTTCGAGCTGGATTCGGTGGACTTCAAGGTCCGGTCGGACTATGGCGTCGGGGTGATCGACCCGCGCGGCGCGTACCGCTCAATCGTTCCCTAAGCGCACGCAACGGATACCGGCTGGAGTGCCCTAGCAGGCGGCGAGCTGCCGCTTGCAGGGCACGATGGCTCGTTTGTGATCTTGGCATCGGCCGAGGGTAGCCTTCAGGCGGTATCCCCGAAATGGAGGCGGCAATGAGTCCCAGAGGGTCAGACGCAGAAGCAGCGGGTCAGGAGCTTGAGGCCCGCACCGGATTCGCGCCGAACGCGGAGCAGATGATCGCGGACAACCAGGAGCGCTTCACCCAGGAGCTTCGCGCTGCGAGCAACCGGCCGCTGAACCAGGAAGCGACCGACGAGATGGACGAGGACGAGGCGCAAAGCTACCTCGATGACGCGGAGGCGACGGTCCTTGACTACGCCGTTCGTGGCCCGTTCGTGGTCGTCGTGTCCGAGGACGAGGACGGCGAGATCCACAAGACCGCTCACGTGGTGAAGGGCAAGGAGAAGGCTGCCGAGCGCCTGACCCGCACAGCGGGCCGGGGGCAGGACGAGACGGACGAGGAAGCCGAGAAGACGACCTCGCGCAGCTCGTCGCGGCGCACCACCGCAGCGGCTTCTTCCAGCAGCGAGTAGGTCCTGTTGGGCGTCATAGCGCCTCCCTCGATGCTGCCGCCCACGGTGGCGGACATCACGTCGTGGAGCCGGGTGAACTTCGCCGGGCTCGACAACCCGTACAGCGACGTTGACGTGGCGCGGATGATCGCTCGTGCGTGCGGCTACCTCCAGGCGATCACGGGACGGCCGATTGACGACACGATGCCGCCGAACCTGGTGACCATCGCCCAGGACGCGGTGCAGCTCCGGGTCGAGCAGGAAGCGATGCAGTCCCAAGAGGACTACGTGGACACGCTCAACGACGACGCGATCCAGAGCTTCACCGCAGGCAACTACTCCGAGACGCGCAAGGAGCCCGGCCGTCTGCGCTACACGGGCGCGACGACCGGCATCCCGGACATCAACCCGAACGCCGCGCTGAACATGGACATGTGGCTGCTGATGACGCCCGACATGCAGGAATACTGGCGCTACGTCATCCAGGGCACCGGCGCTGTCGCGTTCGAGGTCACCGAGGCGGACTGGGCGAACTACGACGGGCTGTACCCGTACAGCTTCGGGGTCGGCATGGCCAGAGGAGCCTATGACGCGAACACCTGGGGCGCGTAGCTGTGTCGTTCCAGGGGTGTCTCGTGGACCGTGCGCGGCGGGTCGTGCGAACCCCAACACCAGTGCGGGTGGAGGGCACCACCCAGTTCGAGACGTTGCACGACCCGTGGTTCAAATGCCGCTTCGTCTACAACGCCGCGCCGGAAGCTGACGACACGCAGGGCGGTCGCCGCCGGGTGCCGCGCACCGGCACGATCATGTGCGGGCTGCGCGACCAGGACGGCAACACGCTCGCGATCAACGGCAGCGACCGGCTGGAGGTCAACTCCAGCGAGCTGGGCCGCGCGATCTTCGAGATCACGTCCGACGGCGAACCGATCCGCAAGAAGAAGAAGATGCTCGGGTGGATGGCGAACGTCACCAGAGTCGAGGAGCACCAGTTCGAGAGGGCCGAGCCGTAGCCGACCAGGTCAGGTTCATCACGAAGTACATCGGGCCGAACCTCTCGGACCTGTTCGACTCCACTCCGGCGGAGCGCGCCGCCAAGCGGATGGCCAACACCGGTGGCAACAGGCTGCACGAACGGATCAGAGAGAACACGCCGGTTCGCACCGGGGTGCTGCGCGAAAGCTGGCTTCGCACCCCGACCGAGAACATCGGCAACCGCTACGAAACCCACGTGCGCACCGAGGTGGACTACGCGCCGTACGTCAACTACGGCACCGGCCTGTGGGGGCCCGAGCACCGCAAGTACCTGATCGAACCGATCCCCCCGAATCAGCTTCTCTCATGGCGTGACCCGGTGAGCGGGCGCAGAGCATACGCACGCTACGTGTGGCATCCCGGCAGCCCCCCGGCGCACATGATCGAGTACGGCGCAGCGAAGACCGAATCGGAGCTGGGCACGATCATGGACGGCGACCTGCAACTGTTCAAGACCGAGATGGAGGCGCTTGCGGTCAGCGCGCAAGCACGCTCGCATTGAGCACCACGACACCACCGCTTGACTCGGGCCGGGCGCACCAGGACGCGCTGCGTAGCGTCAAGCGCTACGTCGCCGTCGCGCTCGGCGACGACTGGGAAGTGCGGATCTCCCGCGAGGAGGGAGCGTTTGCGAGGCCGTTCGCTCGCGTCTGGCAGGTTGCCGGGACAACGTACCCGCTGACCGGCGGGCGGTGGGTCGCGGACATGGTCCAGCCGTTCGTGGTCGCCGCCTACCCGGAGCAGGGTCGTAACCCGGACGAGGCGCTGCTGAAAGCGCAGCGGGTCGAGAACTGCCTGTACCGCGCGTTCCGCGTCGGCGTCGAGAACGGCCGGGCGATGCGCGTGCCGCTGTACAACTACTACCACACGAAGAACTGGGACCAGGGCGTGTGGTACCCGAGGGCGTTCATGCGCGTCAATGACCTCTCCACCCAGCCGTTCGTGGACCCGGACGAGGACACGCTGTGGGCTGTGATGTGCGACGTGCGGCTGGCGTGGCGGCGGGTCGCTGAGACGATCCCCGACTCCCCGATCCTGGAGAGCGTGCAAGTAATCCCATCTGTGGGATGAGCAAGATCGCGCCTTAGCTTCGCAGGGGGCAGCTCCGGTAGTTGTGATCGGGCTGGTGGCAGACAGAGCACCGTTGCGATCCGCTGCGCCCACCCTGCGGACAGGTCAGGACGTTGTGACCCGTTCCTCCGCACCCGCTGCATCTCCACGGCTCGAACAGGGGCCCACGCTCCGCTGGGAGCGGATGTCCTCTGCCGCGCATCGTGACTCCCGCCTGATGCAGCATTCTGATCACTTCGCTATGTGGTCTTTGTAGGACCGTTCCGATTGCTGGGGTTGCCATCCCTTGTTCGTATAGCTCGATTGCCTGCTTGCAGTCCAGGTTCCGCTGTGCAGTTTGCGCCGCGATACGGGCGAGGTGCGCGTCGGCGCACGCCTGGCAGTTCTGGCTCGGCACACGGCGCGGGTCTGTGCGTGCGTGGCCGCAACGATGCCAGTCGTGGGGGTGGGTTAGCCCGGCTGCGGCAAGCGCCGCTCTCCAGCTACCGAAACGTGCCTGAACGACTCGTAGGCTGGGTCGCCAACGTGCTCGATCCCACTCCACGCTGGTGGGTGCGCGAGCGTTCACCGCGTGCTGCTGTAGCGCCGTGATGATGTCCGCGTTCGTGTAGTAGTCCATTTGGGGGCATCGTTCCAGATGGCGCGGACTGAATCCGTTTGCTGTGTTGGCTGTGAGTGCGCTTAGTATCGGCTCCAGCCCGCCCTGTGGGGTTCACAGAGAGGAGCACACGAGGTGTCAACGGAATCACCAGAGCCGGAAGCTGCGCACACGTCAGCGCGCAGTAGCAAGAGCAAGCAGGAGCAGACCACCAAGGCGGCTGAGACGGGCGCACCGAGCCTGCCTGACATGCCGGTCAGCCAGTTGATCGAGGGCGCGACCGCGTACCTCGGGTGCTCGTCGTGGACAGCAAAGGGCGCGCTACGCGAGCACGAGCCCGACGAGATGATGAGCGTGGACGCGGCCAAGGCCGAGATCGAGAAGTGGCGCACGACGCCACTGGATAAGGGGGAGTAACGGATGCCTGGTTCGTTCTCCAAGGACGCGCGGCCGGTCAGGCCAGGCGCGTACTTCAACTGGGAGGCGCAGCCGACCACCACGATCCCGCCGAACATCGGCTCGGTCGTGGCGCTGGCCATCATCCACGACTGGGGTCCGACCGAGCAGATCGTTCCGTGCCTGTCGCTCGGGGATTTCCAATCGAAGTTCGGGCCGTCCACCGATACCCCCGGCTACGCGGCGGTGATGCAGTGCTTCAAGGGTGAGGGTGTCGGCGGTCGCGGTGGCGCTGGCGAGGTTCTCGCCTACCGGATGATCGGGGCGTCTGCCGCAGCGGGCACCATCGACCTCGACAACTCGTCTTCGGCTGCTGCGATGAAGCTGACGGCGCTGTACGACGGGTCCTACAGCGACAACCTCGGGGTGCGGGTGCGCGTCTCCAGCGTGATCACGAGCACCGACGTGCTGATCACCCTGAACGGCACGATCATCGAGCAGCACACAGCCGACGCTTCGGGCACCACGCCGATCCAGACGATGGTCGATCAGATCAACCAGACCTCGAAGTGGGTCACGGCCGAGGTGACGACAGACGGTACCGCGCTGGACACCACGACCCCTAGCCAGATCCAACCGTTCGCCGGTGGCGACGACGGCGCGACGCTGCTGCCCGCCGACTGGATGGACACGCTCGACGCGCTGAGCGCCGCGCGCTTCTCGCTGTTCGCCCCGTTCGACCTGACGGACTCCTCGATCCTGGCGTCAGTGCAGACGTGGAGCCAGTCGCTGAACACCACCGGCAAGCGGTTTATGACCGTGGTCGGCGGCGACCTGACCGACACCGCAACCTCCGCCATCGACCGCTCCACCGCAATGTCGGGGCTGCCGGGCGACGGCGGCGGGGAGAACATCGTCAACCTGGGCGTCGGGTCGCTGGTAGACGACCAGCTCGGCGAGCTTTCAACCTCGCAGCTCGCGCCGCGCATCGCTGGAATCCTCGCTGCTCGCGGCGAGTCGATGAGCCTCACGTTCGCCCGCATGCAGGGCACGACCGCCGGGGTGCTGCCTTCGGACTCCGACGTGTCGCTGTGCTTCGACGGTGGCGTGGTCGTGTTCGGGATGGACTCCAACGCCGCCTCCCCGATCCGTGTCGAGAAGGGCCTGACGACCTACGTCGGCGGCGATGACTCCAAGCCGTACCTGATTTACCGCAACCCGAAGTTCGTGCGCACGATGCAAGGGATCGAGACGGACATCACCGACTGGGCGACCGCTTCGGCCATCGGCCTGTTGCAGGTCAACGACCAGACCAGAGCGATGGTTGTCGGCTACGGGCACCAGGTGATGGACGCTCGCGCCGGGCTCGGCGTCATCCAGGACGGGTTCACCGTCGGTGTTGACCCGATCCCGCCGCCGACTGACGACGACGAGTTCATCGCGGTGGTGTACGGGATCGCGTTCGGCCGCTCGGTCGAGCAGATTTACAACACCGTGTACATAACGTGAGCTAAGAAGGAGGTGAGCTTCTATGGCTGAGGTTGGATCAAGTGAGGGCCTATATCGCATCTCAGGGATGTACGGCTACGCGATCATGGACGGTTTCGTGAGAGCGGAGATAACGAACGTGGTAGCGACGATCACGATTGCGAAGGTCGAGATCCCGCTCGTTGGCGCGACCCGCATGGGCATCAAGCCGGGCCGGGAGACGCGCGACGGCACGTTCAACATCCAGAAGATCGACACGCACTGGGAGAAGTACATCCACAGCTACATGTCCCAGAGCCTTGCGCAACGCCGGGCGCTGCGCGGGACGCAGGCGGGCTCGATGCGGTCGTTCTCGATGCAGGTGTGGTTGGACGACCCGGATGCGCTCGGTGCCGAGGTGTGGCAACTCAACGGCTGCATGCTGTGGGACCTGCCGTTGGGGTTCGACATCACCGTTGACGTGATCGACCGTTCGCTCAGCTTCGGCTGGGAGACAGAGAAGCCGTTGCAGAGCTTCGAGATCATCGAGGGGCAGACAAACCCGATCACCGGCCAGCCCGCGATCCGGTACCTCGACACGCTGAGCGGCTAGGTCCGTCGTGATCGTTGATTACGAGAGGGACGCCTGGCTCGCCGGATTCGCTGACGGCGAGGGCTGTTTCATGCTGGTGCAGAAGCGCCAGGATGTTCAGCAAGGAGGCAAGATCGTCCGGTATGACGTGATCGGCGTGCAGCCGTGGTTCCAGCTTGGACTACGGGCCGACGACCACGCTGTGCTGTTGACGCTTTCGGAGGTCTTCGGCGGGTGCGTGAACTACGCACGACGCGCCGACGGAGACGCAAGGAGAGCGCGGCAGATTTGGACGGTCAGCGGCAAGGCCGACCTCCAACGACTCGTGGACTACTTCGAGCGCTTCCCATTGCGTACGAAGAAGGCCCGTGACTTCGAGGTTTGGCGACAGGCGGTCGATATCTACTGTGCCGAGGGCGCTCGTGATAGCAGGCTCCCCCCGCTACGGCAGGCACTGATGGAAGGCCGCGCGTTCATCGAACAGGTAGCTGCCTGATGATCGTGGACTATGAAAGAGCCTGGCTGGAGTTGAAAGCCTATGTCGTGGAGAAGAACTCGCACGGTCAACGGGACCTTCTCTCAAAGATGAGCCGCATCGAGGTGCAGTGCCGCCTGCCTGAAGGCGAGCGCAACTTCGACCCGACCCCCCTGGAACAACGGCCCTCTGCACGAGCACTCCGCGAGGTGACGCGGCATGGCTGATCTGTCAAACCGTCGCGAGGCCATGCGCCCCGAAGGAGCAGTCCCATGCCAGACACTGAGGACGTTCGCGTCCAAGAGCCTCCTGAGCCGCCCCAGCGGCCCGTAGCAGGCCGTCAACGGCAGCAGGAGCAGGAGCAGGCGCTGCCGCCACCGACCGCCCTTAGGGGGCGGGAGGAGCGCTCACAGGACGAGGAGCGCACCACGTCGGAGGTGCTGGCGGAACTCGCCGCCGACAAGCAGGTGTCCGAGAGCGAGGTGACCTCCGCGCTGGAGTGGTTCCTGTCGGAGGAGCCCGACGAGGAAGCCGAGCCGACGCACGTCATCGAGATCAACGTCGGGGTGGGTGACAACCCGAAGTGGGTGCAGTGGATCGTCCGGCCCGTGGACTCCGACGAGCTGCGCCGGATTCAGCGCACCACGTCAGCGCTGCGTCGTCGTGGCCGTCAGGACGACCTCGCTATCGACCAGCTCGGGAACCTGAAGGTGATCATGGCCGGGTCTGTCGATCCTGACGTGGAAGCGCTCGCGCGGAGTCGCGGCGTCACGCCGGAGGCGCTGCTCCAGACGCAGTTCCGCCGCAAGCCTGGGCTGATCGCCCAGCTCGCGAACCAGATCATGGCTCTGTCCGGGTTCGATGACGAGGACGTGCGGGACGCGCTGAGCGCAAAAAACTGATCAAGGCCGGGGGCGAAGCACAGATGCTGTTCCTGGCCTGGAGGTACGGCGGTGAGGACCCCTATAGGACGTACAACGGCCTTGACGTGGACTACCGCCCGCTCGGCCATCCAGACCAGGAGCCGCGTTTGCCGCGCTACCCATCGCGGCTGCGGCACTTCCTGTACGGCGCGGGGCTGTACGCCTCCGAGATCGAAGCGAAGCTCGCTGCCGGTGGCCAGACCGCGAGGGTCGCGAAGGCGATGGGGAGGGGCTAGCTAGTGGCCGTCAGCCTCGAAGCGACGTTCATCCTCGTTGACAAGGCGTCGTCAAAGCTGAAGGAGATCGCGGCGCAGGCGAAGCTGACCGACAAGGCGCTGCGGGACATGGGCGGCGGCGGCAGCACCGGCATGGCTGGGTACCAGCGAACGTTCGCGCCTGTGACTCAGGGCATCGGCAAGATCACCTCGGCCACCGAGGACCTGAACGCTGCGACCAAGGACACGCAGAAGACAGCGGACGACACCAGCAAAACGGTGCGGGTGCTGGGCATGAACTTCGACCGCACGAGAGGGCTGCTCAGCAACCTCACGTCCCAGTTCCGCAAACACCGTGACGAGTCCGGGCGGCTGTCGGGCATCTTCAAAACGCTCATAGGCCACGTCACGAACTTCGGCAAGGGGATCGACAACGCCGCGCGGAACATGCTGAAGAACCACCCGGCGCTGGTCAACTTCGCATCGAGCCTCGGCGGGGTCGCCGGAGGGGTGAAGGGGCTCGTCACCGCGCTGCCGCTGCTGGCGACCGCTGCTATCGCGGCGGCACCGGCGATAGTCGCGCTCGGCGGTGCGATTGGTGCGCTCGCGGGGTCGCTCAGCTTCGCGGCTGGTGGCGGGGCGCTACTCGGCGGCGGGCTGCTCGGCAGCTTCGCGGTGGGGCTCGGCTCCGTCGTGGCTGTCGCGAAACCCGCGATCACGCAGCTAACGAACTACCGCAAGGCTGTGACGCAGCTCCAGACGGCGGAGCAGACGGGGAACGTGACGGCGATCAAGACCGCCCAGACGCGGCTCGATGCGATCAGCAAGCTGAACCCTGGCGTCCAGCAGCTCTCCCAGAACCTGAGCGGGATGGAAGCGGCGTGGAAGAAAGCGACCGCGCCCGGCCGCGCCGCGTTCTTCGACCTGGCGAACACCGCTATCGGCACGTTGCGCAAGAACATGGGGTTCTTCGCGACCGAGGCGGACAAGAACACCAAGGCGGTCGCGGACGCTTTCAAGAAGAACCTCGGGCCGCTCGTGGACACGCTCAAGCCGATGGTCACGATGCTCGGGAGCATCTTCCGCACGAACCTGCCCGGCTTCATGGCCGGGGTCACGAACATCTTCAGGGGGCTCTCGAACATCCTGAAGGTCCTGGAGCCGCAGCTCAAAACGTTCGGTGGCGGCTTTGACCGCATGACGAAACGGTTCGATGAGTGGACCAGCTCAGCCAAGGGCCGGTCGTCAATCAAGCTGATGGGCGAGGAGTTCAAGCAGTGGGGGCGCATCCTCGGTGGGGTCGCGCGCATCCTCGGTGACGTGCTCGGAGCCGGAGCCCGCGCGAGCCAGGGAACCATCAAGAACTGGGCGGACTCGATCCAGAAGTTCGCCAACGCGCTGGGTGGCAAGGGCGGCACCAAGGGTGTCCAGAACTTCTTCCAGGAGGCGATGAAGAACGCCGGGAAGCTCGTCAAGCCGCTGGAGAACATCGCCAAGTCGCTCGCTCAGATGTACACGATCTACAAGCCGTTCGGAAACGTGCTGATCAGCGTGCTCGGCAAGTTCCCGCCAGCCCTGATCACCGGCCTGGCGACGGTGTTCCTGGCTTCAAAAGCGGCGATTGGCGCGAAGGCGGGGTACAGCGGCGTGCGCGGCGCGCTGTCCGGCTTTGCGGGCAAGGGCACACCAACGGACCCGATGTGGGTCAGGATCATCGGCAGCGGCGGCTCAGGGCTCAGCGGGCTTACCTCGACCAAGGAGGAGGCGGTAGCCGAGCAAGAAGCGAAGGGCGGGTTCTTTAGCCGGATGAGGAGCCGTGTCGGCGGCCTGTTCGGACGAGGCACGGCAGCGGAGACGGCGGTCAGCGAAGCAGAGCCGCTGCTCGCCTCTGGCGTGGCGGCGGAGGGTGGTGGGCTGTTCTCCAAGCTGCTTGGTGGAGCCAAGGGGCTGTTCAGTGGCGGCGCGTTGATGCGCGGTCTTCGCGGCGGGGCCACCGGGCTTGCGCTGTCGGCTGGGATTCCGCTGGTCGAATCGCTGCTTCCCAAGGGCGTCAAGAACGTGCTGAACACGAAGGTCGGCAGAGGGCTCACAACGGTCGGTACGGACGCGGCGACTGGTTTGGCAATTGGCGGTCCGTGGGGCGCGGCGGCAGGCGCGGCGCTCGGTGGCGTCCAGGCGATGGGGTGGAACCCGCTCTCCGCGAAGGGGCGCGACAAGTTCGTCAAGGACATGGGCACCATGTGGGGCGGGATCAAGAAGGGCGCGGGTGCCGCGTGGTCGGGGATCACCAGCGTCGCCGGTACCGCTGCCGGGTTCGTCAAGAAGCACTGGGAGATCGCCGGGGCGCTCGCCGGACCCATCGGGCTTGGTGTCACCGAGGGGATCAAGCACTTCGGGGCGATCAAGAAGTTCGCGTCGGGCATCCCCAGCTTCTTCAGCCACATCTTCGGCGGGCTCGCGGGGATCATCACCGCTCCGTTCAAAGCAGCGTTCGGGTTCCTGTCAGGGCTGCCGAGCAAGATCGGCGGGGTCGCGAAGAACATCGGCAAGGCAGCCTGGGGCGGGATCAAGTCCGGCGCGCAAACGGTCGCGCACGCTGCCAGTGGCGGCTTCCACGCGGCCACCCACGCGGTCGGTGGGGCTGTCAGCGGTGGGCTCCATGCCATCTCTAGCTTCTTCGGGGCGGACGGCGGCAGGGTGCCGTTCTCCGCGCCGGTCCTGGTCGGCGAAGCGGGGCCCGAGGTGCTGCACCTGCCGACCGGCTCGCGGGTGACGCCGCTGAGCGGCCCGCACGCGGGTGGGTCGTGGCCGATGTTCGGGATGCAGACCGGGTCGCCGGTGCGACTGCCGCAACCAGGCCCAACCCCTGGCGGCGGTGGACTTGGTGGAGGTCTGGGAGGAGTCCTCGGGGTTGACCTGTCGCCGCAGGGAATCGGGCAGCTTGTCAGATCCATCAACACGCTGACGGACGCGCTGACGGGCCGCAACAGCTTGCAAAGCGCGCTGCAAGACGTGGGGACCGCGTTCGATGACACCAGCCAGAGCGCCCAGAACGACTGGCAGGCCATCGAGACGGCGACCAAGACCGCGCTGGACAACATCTCCGGGCAGCTCACGACAGCCAACGACACGCTCTCCAAGAGCTACGACACGCTCGTCTCGAACATCCAGAAGGCGATGAACAACGGGGTCAACGCCACCGAAGCCGGGGTCAACAAAATCTTCGAGGCGATGGCGAAGGCGTTCCAAACGCTTGGTGTCAGCACCAGCGCGTCGAAGCGTCTCTCGAAAGCCGGGTTTGGTGGCAAGGCGAAGAAGAACGCGACCGGAGGACGCCTCCCCGGCGAGCCCCAGGGTGACCACCTGCCGCTGCTCGGGCGCGGCGGGACTCTGCTCGGGATCGCCGACGGTGGCGAACTGGTCGTCAACCGGCACACCGAGAAGCGCGTGGACTCGAAGCTCGCGGCGTACGGCACCACCCTCGGCCGCGAGGTCGCCGGAGAAACCAGGCCGCACTTCGCTGAGGGCGGGCGCGTCCCCGGCTACGCGACCGGCGGTGTCGTTGGCCAGGTGAACCAGTTCTTCAGCAAACGTGGGTGGAGCAAAGCGGCCATCGCGGGCATCCTCGGCAACGCCTGGCAGGAGTCCACCGGCAACCCGAACACGGCCGGTGGCGGAATGTGGCAGCAAATCTCCAACTTCGGCAGTGGAACCGGCGGCTCGCTGGAACACCAGATGGAGACGATGTACCCGCAGATCGCGAGCCTGCGCGGGTCGATGAACTCCGCGACCCCGGCCGGAGCGGCAACGATCTTCGAGTCGCAGTTCGAGCGGGCCGGGATACCAGCGCTGTCGAACCGCATCCGCTACGCGCAGGAGGCGTTCGCGGGGAAGCTCGGCGCGGGACTGACCGGCGGCAGCGGGTCGTTCGCAGGCTCCGTCCCAACGATCAGAGCCCCGAAGATCGGCGGGTTGCTGCCAGGCGAGATTGCGCAGTTGGGCCAGCAGGGGATCAACCTGGTCGCCGCTGCCGCGAACTCAACGATCCAGGCAGCGGGACTCCGGGCAGGCGGCGGCATGGGCGGCGCGGGCGCAGCACCAATGACCGGGCCGAAGGCGGTGCAGGCGATGGTCCGCGAGGCCGACAAGATCGCAAGCCGCCGGTACAACTACGAGTGGGGCGGCGGGCATGGTGCCATCGGTGTACCCGGCCACGGCACCGGCCACGGGTCAGGACCCGGCGTTGGGTTTGACTGCTCAGGCACCGTCTCGGCGGTGCTGCACGCAGCGGGGCTGCTGAACACGCCGCTGACCTCCGGGCCGCTGATGAGCTGGGGTGCCCCCGGACCTGGCAAGCACGTCACGATCTGGGCGTCGCCGGTCCACACGTTCATGGCGATGAACGGCCACTACTTCGGCACCAGCGGCTCGAACCAAGGCGGCGGCGCTGGGTGGATCGGACAGTTCCCCGAGTCGATGCCCGCCGTTCGCCACCCGCCGGGGCTCGCGACGGGCGGACGGGTCAGCGACCGGTGGGCCGGGCTTGACCCCGTCGAACAGATGCGCCAGAAGCGCAACCCGTACGCGATCCTGCCCGACAAGGGGTTCGCGGGCGGTGGTCGCATCCCGTGGTTCGCGTCCGGCGCGGACTTCATCGCCCGGCGTCCGCAACTGATCGGGGTGGGGGACCATCCCAGCGGCGAGCGGGTTCAGGTCACGCCGCAGAACCAAAACCCCACGACGGGCCGTCCGGTCAGCATCACGATCCAGAGCATCGTCGTGAACCGCAAGGGTGACGTGAAGAAGATCGTGGACGAGGAGATGCGGCTGCTCGCGCAAAGCCTCGGAGGTGAGGCCTGATGGCCGACTACGACCTCGGGACCGGCGCGGGGCTGCACTACATGGGGGTGGTCGAGAACTACAACGCGCTGCCGGACACGGCCAAGACCGGACAGTGGTACGTCACGACCCACAACGTGATGTGGGTGTGGGAGGGCGCTGCTTGGCAGATCGCCGGGCGCTACAACCAGTACACCTGGGGGGCCCGCTACAAGGCGGGCATCGCGTCGGACCAGTATTACTTCAACCAGATCACGAAGGGCAAGAAGTCCTCCGCCGCCAAGCGCTACGAGCGCGAGGTCAAGGAAGGCAAGAAGCTGAGCCGCCGCGACCCGCCGCCAGCGCCAGCGGACGGGTTGAAGGTCATCCTGACGGGGATCGGCAACGGGCTGACGGTGGATCAGAACGGCCGGGCGCTGCTCCCCCAAGCGTTCGTGTTCCAGTGCTCCCCGCTGGAGCAGTACACGCTCGCGCACACGTTCAACTTCGGGACCTACGACACCGTGGACGACGACCAGTTCGCGCGGCGTGGCTCCCGGCAGCTCAGCACCTGGCAGTTCGACACGATGGTGATGTACCTCGGCGCGACCGCACACGACAAGCACTACCTGCCGGGCTGGGTGCCGTATCCGATCAAAGAACCGGGCGGGCAGCAGATGCAACGCCCCGAGTGGTATGTCGATCAGCTTCGCAACCTGTTCGTCGCCGGAGCACCGTTCCGCTACGTCGCGACGTTCAAGGGCTCGACCACGATCCACCGCACGTACGCGGTGCTGACCGCCTTCAACGAGGACTACCGCCACGGTGAGGGCGACGCGATCTACCTGTCCGCCGTCAGCTTCATGGAGTGGCGCGACCCCAGAGGCACCCCGCCGCGCCACGGCGCGAGGCTCCCGGCGCACATCCGCTTCCGTGAGACAGGCGGGCGTTACCTCGCCTACGACGTGAAAACGAACCGGATGGTCAAGACCCGCTCGAAGACGAACGGCACGACGTTCATGGACCTCGCACGCGACTTCTACGGCGACGCGGGGGACTGGCGCACCATCGCGAAGGCGAACAAGTGCCACGGCGGCTCGGGCAGCCTCCCGATCTTCAAGCAGTGGTTCCCGCACCGCCTGGCGAAAGGCAAACCGAACGTCACCGTCGTCGTGCCGACCAGCCCGACCCGCAAACCCGCTGAGCGCCGGACGGCGCAGAAGAAGGGGTGAGCGGTGCCTGCGGTCAAAGCCAAGGATCGTCACAAGGAGGTCCAGCGCCACAAGAAGGTGACCGCTGCTGACGTGGGGTTGACTGACGAGGACGCCGCCAGGGTTCACCGCAACCAGAAGCGGGCGACGAGCCACCTCCAGGATGAGCTTCGAGCCCCGGACTTCTGGAAGACGAGGCTGCGGACGTTGGTGCGGTGGGAGGGGCACACCATCGACATCTCCCGGCTGTGCGACACGCTGACGTGGCAGGATCAGTCCTCCGACGATCTGCGGAACATCAACACGCAGGCGGCGATGACGGGCTCGCTGACGCTGCACAAACCAGCGTTGCGGGAGTACGACCGGCTCGCGCCGTTGATCTTCCCCGGCGAGTCGTTCTCCGCCCGGATAACGAAGGACCGCACGTACCTCAAACCTGGTGCGATGGGCTCGCAGATCATCTGCCAGGTGGGGTACGGCAACACGTACACGAACCTGTGGGTGATGCGGGTCGTGCCGGGCTACAACGCCAACACGGCCGAGCAGGTCACCCTGTCGGACGGGTCGTGGACGCTGTCGCTCGCCGACGAGCTGTGGAACCTCGCTCAGAACGTCGCGGACTACAAGTACACGAAGGGCAAGAAGATCCGCCCGAACGGGTGGCGCTGCGACGAGATCGCGCACGACCTGTGCCGCCGCTACCGCATCCCCGTGCGGTTCCTCGCCCAAGGCACCGCGTACTTCGGGCTCACGCACGCGCAGACGACGCTGACCTCCCCGATCCACGTCATCACCGAGGCGTACCACGAGGAGACGAAACGCACCGGCCGGACGTTCATCATCCGCTGGGGCGCTCCGAACAAGCAGTTCCCCGTCGGCGCTCTGGAGGTCGTTCCGATGCGCCGCAACCGGCTGCTGTACGCGCTGCGCGAGCAGCTTCTCGAAGCGACGCTCGGTCGCAGCCAGAGCGCTGACTTCGCGACGGTGATCGAAGCACGCGGCCAGATCGTCACCGGCACCAAGAAGAAGAAGACGAAGAAGGTCACCTACACCGCTTTGAACAAGCGCGCGATCCGGCGCAACGGGTGGGTGCGCAAGACGATCAACTTCGGGAAGGTCGAGTCCGAGGCGGAGCTGAAAATCCTCGCGACCCGGATGCTCGCGGTCAGGCTGACGCCGGTGCGCACGGCCGAGCTGACGAACCCTGGGATCGCGACGATCCGACGCGGCGACGCGGTGCGGATCAACCTGCCGGAGGAGGGCTACACCAGCGTCAAGCTGCTGCCGTACGCCGAAGTGCAGGCCAAGATCAGCCCGGCGCTTCGCCAGGCCGAGAAGCTCGACCCGTCGCTGTTTGACCTGGCCACCGCAAGCGTCGGCGCATTGGCCCCAAACACCTCCCAGAAGCTCCTGGACGCCAACGTGCCCGCCCGGCTGCCCGTCGCCGACCAGGGAATCGCGTTCGTCACCTCCGCCGTCCACAGCGCCTCAGCGGGGTCCTACACGATGGACCTTCAGATGGGATTCATCGACGTGCTCGACCCTGCCGAGATCCGCGCGCAGGTTGACCAGGCCGTCCGCCGGTACAAGGCCGGTCAGAAGAACGCGGTGTGGACCGCGAAGCAGAAGGCGGCGGCGGCAGCCAAGAAGAAAGCCCAGGAGAAGAAGGGCGGCTGATGCTCCCACCAGAACCGTTCGTGCTCGACGCACGCCAGGCGCTGCTTGACGCCCAAGCACTGTTCGCGGGGTCGGCGGTGCCGCGCGGGTTCTTCGCCGTGAGCTGGTACGGCACCGCGACCTCCGACGAACGCGGAAGCTTCGGGATCGTTGACCCGGTGATGGGGCTCGCTGACTGTGTGGGCGAGGTCGTGGAGGTGACGTACTCGTCGCTGTTCGTCCGCCAGGGCCAGAAGACCGTGCGGGTGTACGTGATCGGCTCCGAACAGAACCTCGGCACGGACCTCTCGATCACCCGGCGCTGCTACCTGGAGCTGGAGCGGCTCGCGCTCGACCCGATCAACGCGAGCGTCGGGATCGTGCAGTGAGCGGACGGCTGCAACTCAAAGACGCCCTGAAGTCCCACGGCGAGCAGATCACCCGCCGCCACAAGTCCGTCCGCCGCGCGAACGTCACCGGGATCAACCCGCTGACGGTGGAGCTACAGGACCACGACGTGCCGCTGATCGAAGGCGAGGACTTCGAGCTGTCGCAGTGGGCCGAGGCGTACCAGACCTCCGTGAAGCTCGATGTCGGCGACGTGGTGCTGCTGCACATGGAGGAGCACGACTGGGTGCTGCTCGACATCGTGTCCGACAAGGACATCGGCACCATCGGCGGCAGCGGCAACGGCAAGACCGGACCGACAGGGCCAGCGGGCCCACGCGGACCGACCGGCGACCAGGGGATTCAGGGATACCAGGGAGCGACGGGACCGACCGGACCCGCCTCGAACGTCCCCGGTCCCACCGGACCAACGGGTCCCGGCTCGACGGTCCCAGGGCCCACGGGCCCAACCGGACCGACCGGCGGCACGGGACCGCAGGGCAACATCGGAGGAGGCTGGGCGGAGGTCAGCGGCACCCCACCAAACCCCAACACGCCCAACCCGGCCCCACCGATGGGGTACCTGTGGGTTGACTCCGCCGAGGCCGTCCAGACCGGCGACACTGGGCCCACAGGACCGACTGGGCCAACGGGTCCTCCGGGGACGCCGGGCACGGCGGTGCTGATGGACAAGTGGCATTACGTCGGCGGGACGGGCGAGCCGACGTTCCAGAACGGCTGGACGAACTACAGCGGCTTCCAGTCAGCATCGTTCCGCAAGTACCCGGACGGCACGGTCCTGGTACGAGGGCTCGTGCAGAGCGGCACGGCCGCACCGTCGCTGATCTTCACCCTGCCGACCGGCTACCGCCCGCTGGGACGGCAGATTTTCGTCAACGACGCCAACTCGGACGTGCACGCCCGTGTCGATGTGGACGTGACCGGCGCGGTGACCTGGATGTTCGGCGGCACCAACGCCTACGTGGCGATCAACGCCTACTTCGACACCGAGTCGGTCACCTCGTGGCTGACCGGACCCCCAGGAGCGACCGGAGCGACCGGACCTGCCGGGCCGACCGGCGCAGCCTCAACCGTGCCCGGACCAACGGGACCGACGGGTCCGACTGGAGCTACAGGCGCGATGGGACCGGCCGGACCGACCGGCGCAGCTTCGACAACGCCCGGTCCTCCCGGACCGACCGGCGGACCCGGACCGATAGGCGATACCGGACCAGCGGGACCAGCAGGAGGCCCGACAGGCCCGCCAGGGGGGACGGGACCTGCCGGACCCACAGGACCAACGGGTCCAACGGGGTCGGTTGGTACGTCCTACGCCGCACGACTTACTAGAAGCGCGAGCATCACCACCTCGGCCAATGTCTGGCAACGAGTTCCGTTTGACGCGACTGATTTCGATAGCACCTCGTCCGTGCAGATTGCTAACAGCCGGTACGTCTGCCCAATAGCCGGGACATACGACGTGACTGTCACCGTTGGAGTCGGTGCGACAGGAGGCTCCCCGAATACGGTCGTGGCCGCTCTGTACAAGAACGGCGCACTTGACTCGTTCGGCACCCAACAGCAGGCTGCCAGCACAAACCAAACGATCTCGGCTGTCTACGCAGGCAGCACGCACTGCAACGCGGGGGATTACCTCGAAGGGTGGACGTACACCAACGCCGCGCTCCCGCTTTACACCGGCGGCTACACGCACATGGAGGTGGCGCTCACGAGCGGCGGCGGACCCACCGGGCCGACCGGCCCGCCAGGACCAACCGGACCGGCGGGCACAGGCACCACGGGCATCTCGGGCGCGTACGTCGAGGTGGTCGCCGTACCGCCTGACGCCAACAACCCGAAGCCCGCCCCGCCAGAGGGGTATCTGTGGCTCGACACGTCCGACGTTGCCGCGACCAGGCCGGTGTACGACACCGACCAGATCGGGACCGTCAAGTCGTTCAGCGGTCAGACGATCCCGGTGAACTGGCTGCTCGCCGATGGAAGCTCGCTGCCGCGCGGCAGCTACCCAGACCTGTTCGCCGCTATCGGCACCACCTACGGGTCGGTGGACGGCACGCACTTCAATCTGCCTGACCTGCGCAACCGGTTCATCTACGGAGCGAACACTCTGAGCGCGGCAGGCGGGGTGGGCGGCGAGACGACGCACACGCTGTTGGCGAGTGAGGTGCCCTCGAACTTCGCTTCCAGCGCGCAGTCAGTTTGGAACGCCATATCAGGGGCAGCGCCCCCAGCGGGATCGACCTACTGGTACCCGTTGGTGCCCGCTGCTAATGGGGTGACTCAGGGCGGCGGCGCGGCGCACAACAACCTGCCGCCGTACGTGCTGATGGCGCAGATCATCAAGGCCACCGGGGTGCAGCTCGACTCGGGCTCCGCGCTCGTTGGAGCGACGGGGAAGCGCGGGGCGATTTGGTACATGTACAACGGCACCGGCACGCCGTCTGCTGGCACGTTCGCGGGGGAACTTGACGGGGATTGGTGCATCCGCAAGACGGACGGGGAGAACTTCGAGCGCGTCGGCGGCGTGTGGGTAGACCAGGGGTTCACCAACCGGACCACGGCAACAGTCTCAGCGGCGCGGGCCAACCACCAGGCAGCGTTCACGATCTCTACTGCGAACACCTGGATGAAGGTTCCGCTCGACACGTTGCAGTTCGATACCACGGGCAGCAGCATGGTGCAGCTATCGAACGGACGGATCGTCTGCCCCGTGGCTGGCTGTTATCAGGTCGAGGGGCAACTGATGATCAACAACGCAGCAAGCAGCGGGAATCGTGTCCTGGTGGGGGTTGGAAAGAACGGCACGGTATTGAGCGAGGCCGGAGCTACTCCTCCGGCTGGGTGGATGGACCCGTGCGTCGCTGATGTGGTTCAGTGCAACGCGGGCGACTACTTTGAACTGTTCGCGTACGCGAACACCGCCGGTACAGCGCTTTACACCGCTGCTGGGAACACGCAGGTCAACTACTTGTCTGTCGCGCTGATCTCGGCAGGACCAGGGCCGCAGGGACCGCAGGGACCGCAGGGCACCATGTACTCAACGCAGCGCGTCCTCGGCAAGAGCGGCGCTTTGCAAAACGTCACGTTCGACGCAACCGTGTCTGACGGAGCAGGTGGCCTGATGCAGTTGTCGATCACACCCACCATCCCGGTGTGGTGGGAAGTCTCGGGCCAGGTTGGCTACGTGCTGAAGGTGGACGCTGCATACAACTACCTGTGCGGCTCGCTGAACCTGTCGCCCACCGACCAGGACGGGCAGTCCGCGATGTACCAGTACGTCGAGCAGCACAACTCGGTCAACAAGTTCGAGGGTCGTTCGGTCACGCACCTCTATCGGCTGTCGGCTGGGACGACCTACACCGTGGCCCTGAGGCTCGGTAACTCCGACGGCGGGACTTGGCAGTATTACTCAGGCCCATCGCAGCTCTTGTTGACCGGGAAGGCGTGGGCACAGTGAGCCCCGTCCTCAAATACTGGGATGCGGCGAGCAGTGCGTACCTGCCCGTCAGCATCGCGGGACCACCCGGACCGACCGGGCCGATTGGACCTCCGAACATCCAGGGGGTGCTGACCGACCCGTCGCAGCTTCCGGCGAACGGCAACACTGGTGACGCCTACGTGGTGCTCCGCACCGCTCCGGGCGGCCCAGGACCTACGGGACCGACCGGACCAACAGGACCTCCTGCGACCGTTGCGGTCACGGCCGCGCGGGGGTACCGGAACACTGCGTTTACGCTCGTGGCGAGCGGGAACAGCTACATACCGTTGGACACGGCGAGCTTCGACACGGGCGGGATGCTCGACCTGCCGAACGGACGCATCGTCGCGAAGGTCGCGGGCTACTACGCGGTTGAAGCGAATCTCTACTTCTCTGCCGCTGCCAGCGGCTGCGTCGTCACGATAACGAAGAACCACGCCCAACAGATGACGGTAGGCGTGAATACGCCAGGGCAGGTTTCCTCGACTGCGGCCGATGTCCTTTACCTCAACGCTGGGGATTACCTCGAACTGAGCTGCTACAACCAGGGCGCTGCGGTAGCCGTAACGAACGTTGCTGGCGGCAACTACCTCGCGGTGACAATGATCACCGCAGGCGCGGGACCGGTAGGCCCGACCGGAGCGACAGGGGCGACCGGGCCAGCCGTCACCCCGCCGTCGGTCGTTGCAGCACACGCCTACCGAGCCGCTGCGTACACGCTGACCTCCCAGGCGTGGCAGGCGATCCCGCTTGACACCAAGGCATACGACACCGGGAACAACTTCAACACGGCCACCGGCAAGTTCGTCGCTCCGGTGGCGGGCTACTACCTGTGCACCGGGATGGTGGGGTCCACGCCGGGTACGACGGGAATCCTTGTCGGGCTTCAGCTCAACTCGACCACGCCTGCTACTCGTGGCTCGGCCGCAGCCGCTGTTGGTGCCCCGCTCGGGATCATGGCGGGCAACGTCGCCGAGGTGATCCACTGCAACGCGGGGGATACGCTCGCACTGGCGTGCTTCCCGGCGGCAGGTGACGTGCTCTACAGCGGGACTGCTGCCACGTACCTGACGGTGGTGCTGATCACCGCTGGTGCGGGACCCACCGGACCCGTCGGACCAGCATCGACGGTCCCAGGACCTACTGGTCCCTCGGGGCCTACCGGTCCAGGAGCTAGCGGGCTGAAGCTCGTGCGGCCAAACGCCAACTACCTGGCGCGACCGAACGATCTCGTGGTCCCGAACAGCAGCATCACCGTCACGCTCCCCGACGACACGAGCAACGGCGGGTCCGGCACGGTGCCAGACGGGGCGATCATCCAAGTGGTGGGCAACTCCGACTACGGGCAGTGGATCTCGCTGGCGGTCGAGGGTTACAGCGGGATCTACGGCCCCGACAGTGCGCCGATCAACTACCTGCAAGGCCGGTGGTCGCAGAGCTACACGTTCCTGTATTCCCTCAGTGACGCGATGTGGATGGTGCTCGACACCACCGTGCCCGCGATGGGTGTTGCGCAGGTGCAATCCCCGGCAGGAACGGGAGCGGCCGTGCAGGCTCGCGTCGGCGACTTGGTGATGCCTCGTGGCACGGGTGCGACTGTGACGCTGCCGTCGGGCGGGACGGTCGCTGGCTACACGACGGCGTACACGGGCTCGGTGGTCGAGGTCGTTGCGCTCGCGGACAACGTGCCTGTCACGCCCGCGCGATCCAACGACCCGCTGGTCCTGCTCGACGGCACCATCTTGCCTGCGGGCGCGGCGTACACGGTGCCGATGGGTACGAGCGCGACCTTCCAGTGTGCTGCTGGCTGGGGTCGCTGGCAGGTCGTGAGGCAATCACAGCCGCCCGTGTCGTTCGGTATGACCGCACCCAACCCCCGGAACGGGTCCACGGTATGGGTGCAAGGGCAGCCAACCGCTCTGTCGGCGATCCAGACCATTGGTGCGAACTCGGCCAGCGGTACGTCCGTATCGTTGGGCACCCACCAGCCGGGGGACATGATCATCATGGTCGCGCGGCGGGCGAACAACACGCCGCCAACGATCCCGGCTGCGGGCGGCACCGTGCCGCCGTGGACGCAGATTTTCGGGGCTACCGGCGTGAACACCCTGAGCCACGTCGTCGCCTTCACGATTGCGACAGCCAGCAACCATACGTCGGGCACGTGGACGAACGCGGCCAACGTCGGGATGATGGTGTTGCGCGGCAACCGTGCGCTGAGCATCGGGGCGAGCGCCTCGGGCTCGGGCGCGACTTCCGCCGTCACCTTCCCAGCGCTGACGTTGCAAAGAGCCGACGGCACATCGTGGGGTCTGCGTATCCACAACCGGGCCGGGACCGGTAACACGATGGTGAACCCGCCTGCGCCGTGGCTGAACGTGTGGACGCAGCCTTCCGGTTCAAGCGCCCTCCTGGGACTGTGGGTCGCGGCACCGATCAGCGCCAACCCGACCGCCGACCTGGTGACGGGCGGGTCGAACGCTGCGTGGGAGGCCGACACCATCGAGATCCTCGTCGCGCCGCCACCGACACCGCCCGTGCCGGTGCTCAACCTGTGGGATGGGCTGAAGTGGGAGGTGGCGTCGCCGTCCGGCACAGCGAGCGGCGACCTGGGTGGAAGCTACCCGAGCCCGACGCTGGCGATTCCCCGCGCCAGATCAAAGACGCTCTCCATTCCGGCTTCGATGACGAATGGCAGTGTGACCGTCACGACTTCGGGGTGGACGCTGGGCAACGGCATGGCGGTCAGCGGCAACGGCATCGCAGTTCCACGCGCCGGTTATTACAGAATCTGGGGCCAAGTCACGATTGCACCCGTGGCTTCGGGTACTGGTGCCTACATACAGCTCACACCACAACTGAACGGAGCCAACACCCAAGATGGCATCGGCACAATGGCGCTCACCCCGAACACTTCATACGCCAGCGTGACCTGTTTCGATGAGGTCCACTGCAACGCTGGCGACGTGCTGACGCTCCAGTTCACCAACGCAACGGGTGTAGCGCTCAACTCAAACGGCGGCGTGTTTGTCGCGGAGTATGTGGGGCAATGAGCAGCGGCAATCTATACGTGGGGGATCTCTACATCCGGGAGGGTGGCACCTGGCAGGAGGCCGGGCTAATCCAGGGCGGACCTGGACCGTCTGGACCGACTGGGCCGACGGGACCGGCCGGTCCGTCGAGCCTGGGGCTGTCCTATGCGGCCAGGGCGTACCGCGCGGGGGCGTTCACAGTGAGCACAGGCAGCGCCTGGACCGCCATCCCGGTGGACACCATCAGCCACGACGCCAACGGCTGCATTGCCACCAACAACGGCTGGTACACATGCCCGGTGGCCGGGGTCTACGACGTGGCCGTCAACCTATACATCAACACTCCTGGCACGACCTACGTCAACCAGGCGGTCGGCATCTTCCTGAACGGCTCTGTAGTCAGCATGTTCAACATCGACGTAGCGATGAGTTCGTACGGCGGACTGAGTCATTCCGACAAGATCAAGTGCAACGCGGGCGACCGCCTGCAACTGGCGGCGTTCATCTCGTCCGCACCACAGGCACTGCTTATCAACGGGGCCTGCAACTTCCTGTCCGTGTCGCTCGCGAGCGGCGGCGGACCCACTGGACCCACCGGACCGGCGGGAGGGCCAGCAGGCCCAACGGGACCGACAGGACCGACCGGCCCGGCTGCAACGACGACCGCCGCGCGGGCGTATCGCCAGGCGGCGTTCACCACCACCGCAAGTTGGACGAAGGTGCCGCTGGATACCGCCAGCTTCGACACCCAGGGCAACATGCTCAACCTCGTGAACGGCCGGATCGTCTGTCCGGTGGCAGGCATCTACGCGGTGGACGCGAACCTTCTCGTCCCAACCAGCGCTACCGGGACGTATACCAACATCGCTGTCGGGATCAACAAGAACGGCAGCCAGATCGCGCAGAACTACTCCACGCCTGCGATTGCGAACTTCGGGTCAGCAACGATCTCGGACAAGGTTCAGTGCAACGCTGGGGACTACCTCGAACTGTTCGTAATCGACTCGCAGGGCGGCGCGCTATGGCAAGGCTCGCCAGCGAACTACCTGTCCGTCGCGCTGCTCACAGCGGGGCAAGGACCGACAGGACCAGCGGGACCGGCGGTAGGACCAACAGGCCCGACTGGACCGACTGGGCCGACGGGTCCGCCAGCGACCGTCACAGTCACGGCGGCGCGCGCATACCGGAACGCGGCGTTCACGCTTCCTGCTGGAGCGTGGACGAAGATTCCGCTGGACACTGCCAACTACGACGTGGCCAACAACATGCTGAACCTTGTCAACGGCCGATTGGTGTGTCCGACGACAGGGCTCTACGACATTGCTGCTATGGCCCAGCTAAACATGCCGGGGACCGCCACGCAAGTAACTATGGGCGCTGCGATCTACAAGAACGGTGGCGTGGTTACGGAGTCGGCGTCCATCGTCACGATGTCGGGCTACGCAACTGCTGTTGTCTCCGACAAGATCCAGTGCAACGCAGGGGATTACCTCGAACTGTGGGCGTACAACCAGCAAGGTCTGGGTGTCGGGGCCTATACGATGACTACGTTCCTCGCGGCGGCGCTGATCACAGCGGGCGCAGGACCGCCTGGCCCGCCGGGACCGCCCGGTGGGGTGCAGCCAGCGATGAGGATGACGCTTGCGAACAGCATGGCGATAGCGCTGAACGTCGCGACGATGCTTGCGTTCGACACTCCCGGTTGGGCGCAGGGCGGAATGATCCGCTCGCCGAACGGTGGCTTCATCGTGCCGGTCGCTGGGGTCTACCAGGTCATCTGCAACATGCTCTGGAACACAGACATCGCGACTGGGCGCGTGGACTACATGATCGTCAACTACACCCAGCAGGGGCTGGCTGGTGGCGACGTATCCAGCGCCTTTGGCGGCGGCGGCATTTTCGCTCACGTCAACGGCCAGTATCAGTCGAGTAGTTTCTCCGGGCTCGTACAAGCCAACGCGGGCGATGTGCTCGGCGTGGTGCTGATGAACCGTGCGGGGGCGGGGACGATCTACGGCGTCGGTAACTGGACGATGGCGCACTGTGTCCGAGTGAGCAGCTAAAGGAGATCGCATGATCCTCGCCCAACTCGACCTCGATCAAGACCCGGCCGTGGTTCTGGTGCTCTACGACTACGCGAACGACACTCCGCCGTCGAACATGGTCGAGCCCGAATACGTGGACGTGACCGACGTGAGCCCGATGCCGCAGCCGGGGTTCACGTACGACGGCGAAACGTGGACTCCGGGGGTTCCGCAACAGCGAGCGGACAACCGCGACTCCATCGAGAACGAGCTGCGCAAGGAGCACGCAGCCAACGAAGCGTTCCTCGTCTTGGAAGCGCCCACCAGCGACGAGCTGGCCGCGCAGGTGACCGCGCTGACGGTGCAGTGCCAGGGGTTCATCCGCACCTCGTTGCAGGAGTACGACGAAACCGTTCCGCCGCCAGCGCGAGTTCCCGGCGAGCGCGCTCTCGATTCCGTGAGCCCGAGCGAAGGTCCAGCCGCAGGCGGTACCGAGGTCACGCTGCGCGGCTCCGGGTTCACGAACATTGGCGGGGTCAGGTTCGAGGGAGTCGGGCAGACGGGCTGGGCGTGGTCGTTTGAGGTTGTTGACGACGAGACGATCACGTGCCCCACGCCGCCGATGCCGGTCGGAACGGTGGACGTGATCGCGTTTGACGGCGATCCCGGTGACGCGGTGCTGGAGAACGGGTTCACATACACATGAGCCCCGTAATGAAATACTGGGACGAGAACGCCCAGGCGTACGTCGAGCTGGGGCTACGCGGCGTTCAAGGTCCGCCAGGTCCCGCAGGTGACGCGATCCCAGCGGGGCACATCATGGCGTTCGGGGGCGTGTCTCCTGCGACCGGGTGGCTGATGTGCGACGGCTCGGCGGTGCTGCGCTCCGCGTACCCGGCGCTGTTCGCCGCGATCTCCACTCGGTTCGGCGCGGGCGATGGCTCGACCACGTTCAATCTGCCGAACCTCCAGGACCGCGTGCCGGTCGGTGCCAGCGGCACCAAGGCGGTCGGGTCTACGGGGGGCGAATCGGCGCACACGACCACCATCACCGAGTTGCCCTTGCACAGCCACAACGGGGTGACGGCTGGTGGTACGACCGGCGGCGGCACGTCGGGCAACACCGACGTGGACCACTACCACGCGGGCACCACCAACGCCGCCGACCGCAGCCTCGCGCACGACCACACGCTCGGCAACAACGCCTGGGCGACCCTGTTCGACCGGGTTGTCGGCTCTGGCAACTACGCGCAGCTCCAGACCGTCAGCGGCGGCGCTGCCTGGTGGAGCGGCGCGAACTGGACCAACGGACAGTCCATCTCAATCGACCACCTCCACTCGTTCACGACGAACTGGCAGTCGCAGCAGTACGCCACGAACAACCACAGCCACTCGATCCCCGGCCTGTCGGTACCGGGGCTTGGTATCGCTGCGCAGGGGGGTGGCGCGGCCCACAACAACATGCAGCCGTACGTCGCGATGAACTACGTCATCAAATACTGACTGAGGAGCCCGAATGCCCAACCTCTACTACGTCGGGATGCAGCTCTTGGCCGACGACCCGGATGCGCTGCTTGAACGGCTGTCGGCGCTGACCCTCGAAGATGGCGAAGGGATCACCTCGATCACCCAGCAGCCGGAGAGCGTCCCGGTACCACCCCACCTGTCGCCCATCGTGCCGCCGCCGCCGCCGCTGACCGGACGGACCCTCAGCCTGGTGAACCCGTCCGAAGGCCCGGTCAGCGGTGGCATCACGATCACGCTGCATGGCAGCGGCTTCACGGGCATCGGCGGTGTTCGCTTCGAGCGCGGCGGGCAGACCGGCTGGGCGGATGCGTTCGAGGTCATTGACGACCAGACGATGACTTGCAACACCCCGCAAATGTCGGCTGGTCCGGTCGATGTGATTGCGTTCGACGGCGACCCTGGCGATGCGGTTCTTGCGAACGGGTTCACCTACATCGAGGAGGCATGAAATGACGACGTTCATGGTTGGGTTGCGGCTGGATGGCGACAGCGCCGAGGAGGTGCTCCAGCGCGTCCAGGAGTGGCGGCTCAGGCCACCCGAGGGCGTGGTGATGGTCAACCCGGTACCAGACCCGGTCGAGGTGCCGTCGGAGCTACAGGCGGGGATGCCGGGGATGCTGCCGCCGCAGCCAGCGCCAACGGAGACGTGACGTAAGTGAGCGCCATCGAACCCGACGCGCTGGACTACGACCTGCTGCCAGCCGACCCTGGGCTGATCAACCCCGATCTCGCGCTCGACGCGGCGCTCGCCCCGGTCGAGGACATCGAGACGGACGCGCCCGCGCCGTTCGGCCGGTCGTGGCGGTTCGACTTCCAGGCCGGGCAGTTCCTGCGCGACGGGACCATCCCGAAGGTCGTCTACGAGCTGGACACGCTGATCGTGTGGATCGAGAAGACGTTGCGGACCGCGCAGATCGCGCATCCGATCTACGCCGACGAGTACGGGGTGGACAACCCCGACGAGCTGATCGGCCAGACGCTCAGCGGCGAGGAGGACCTGTCCGCGTACGAGGAGTCGATCACAGCGGCGCTGACCTACCACGACCGGATCATCTCCGTCGAGGGATTCAGCTTCGACCAAGACCCGTTTGAGGAAACGGTCCAAGCATCGTTCACAGTGATGGTCGATGCCGCACCACCGTTGGAAGCCCAGCCACTTGAGTTCTCGGGTGTGCCCGTAGGAGGCTGATGGATGACCGACCTCGCTGAGTTCACCGAACTGTTCTCAGAGACGCTCGCGCGGGTTCGCGCCCGGCTGGACGCTGACGCGAACGCGGGGTTGACGGACGACATGCCCGCGTGGATCGACGTTCGCGAGGGCGGCTTCTACTGGGATGTGACGCAACCCCCGGCGATGGAGATGGCGAGGCTGTGGGACGCGATGACGGAAACGGCGGCGGCGGCGTTCCCGTCCACCGCGTGGGGCGACTACCTCGATGAGCATGGGCTGACGTTCAACCTGACGCGCGACCCGGCCATCGCCGCGCTCGGGTCGCTGGTGTTTGTCGCGACCGCCGTGGTGCTGATCGCCGCCGGAACCCAGGCGTCCTCGACCGCTTCGCAGACCGGCGACGTGATCACCTTCCAGACGCTTGAGTCCGGGACGACGTGCGCTCAGCTCGTCACCCCGTCGAACGTGGTCGCTGCCGCTGCCGCCACGGGCGGGACGCTGACCGCCGCGACGCGCTACTACCACGTCACCGCGCTCAACGAGTTCGGGGAGACGGTCGGGTCGGCGGACAAGGCTGCGGTCACCTCCTCCAACACGGGCCGGAACACGATCACGTGGAACCCGGTGGCTGGCGCGTCGTCCTACCAGGTGTACGTTACCCAGGTCCAAGCGACGCTCGGGTTTCTGGTCGGCTCGACCGTCGCGACGACGTTCATTGACGACGGCACGATCAACCCGTCAGACCCAGAGCCGACGCTGAACACCACGTCCGGAGTCACGCTCGCGTCCGGGGCGGTCACCGCTGGCACCGCCGGGAACGTCGCGGCCGGGGCCGTCACGTCGCTGAACACCGTGATCCCGGAGGTCTACTCCGTCAACAACCCCGCTCCGTTCCAGGGCGGGCAGGAGGAGGAGTCAGACGACGACTTCCGCGACCGCATCCTCGGCCAGTACGTCGGCACGTCCGGCGGCGGCAACCAGGCCGACTACCGCCGCTGGTGCGTGGCGCAGGGCGTCGAGCGCGTGGCTGTCGTGCCTGTCTGGGATGGGCCGGGAACGGTGCTGGTGATCATCATGCAAACGGACGGGTCGCCGGTTCTGGCGTCGTTGGTCACCACGATCCAGACCTTCCTCGACCCGGTGGCGGGGCAGGGCTCGGGCCAGGCTCCGATAGGTGCGACCGTGACGGTCACGACCTCGACGGTGCTGCCCATCGACATCACTTGCGAGGTGATCCCGCAGCCCGGCTACTCGCTCGATGGCACCGGGGCCACCATCGCGTACCGCACCGCGATCCTGACGGCGCTCAGCAACTACCTCGGGTCGCTGGACCCAGGCGGTTCGGTGGTCTTCGAGCACGTCCAGGCGTGCTTCTTCGTGCCGGGCGTGCAGGACATCTCGGGCACCGTCGTGAACGGCATCACCAGCGGTTCGATCCCGCTGGCGAGCGGCACCCAACCCCAGGTCGCCCGACTCGGGACGATCAACTTCACCGAGCCGTAGGAGGAGCCGTGAGCTACCAGCCAGGCCGACCGCCGTACCTGACGCCGAACTACGACTTCCCGGTGCCGGGCGGCACGGGCCTGGCTGACTACATCTCCTCGTTGGAGGCGTTCGGGAACGCGGTGGACGCGCAACTGAAGGTCTTCGAGAACATCCTCGACCCGCTGAACGCGGCGCAGCCGCTGCTGGTCGCGGCGCTGCCGACCACCAACCTCGTGGACGGCATGGAGGTCTACCTCCAAACCTCAACGATGGCGACCAACGGAACCGCGTGGCACCTGCGCTACCGCGCGGCAGCGCCAGCAGCGACCCGCTGGGAGTTCGTTGGTGGTGCGCCTATGCAGCAGACGGTCAACGGTGGTGCTGGTGGCGGCGGCACGTACGTCGGACCGCTCGCCTCGGGGCTGAACCCCGTGCCGGGCGGACCGAGCGTCGTGGTGCCACGCCCCGGCGATTACATCGTCGCCTTCGGAGCGACCGTCCAGTGCGACAGCAACGACACCGTGCACATCGGGATCGACGGTGGTGGGCTGACCGCGACCGCTGCCCCGATGATCGAGGTTGCTGACAACGTGTCGCTGGACACCAGCTCGCTGTCCGTCCGCCGGAACGTCGCGACCGCGACCTCGACGCTGGCGATGTTCGCCGACACGGCTAGCAGCGACGTGTACGTCGGCGCTCGCTACCTCGCGGTCACCCCGATCAGGCTCGGCTGAGATGCCGAACACCTGGGACAGCCTCCGGGCGCTCGGGACCTGGGACTACATCGCCCAGCTATACGCCACCTGGGACGACCTCTACAACGACGTGCGGCAGCCCGCGCCGCCGCCAGGACCGATCCCAGGACCGCAGGCCGGAGTCACCCCAGACCTCGCTGGACTGAGCCTCGGCGGCGCGTACCAGGCGGGGCTCGCAGCGGGGTTTGAGAACTTCAAGGTGGTCGCCTACCGGCAGACGTGGATGCTCGATGAGGCGTACTGGTTCCGGGAGGTGTCCCCAGCCGTCGGGTACGTCGCGCAGGTCGTGTCGCCGGGCGACGGCCCAAGCAGTCCGAGAACCGCGTCGGACGGGTCGTTCTACACCACCGTGGCTACGGTCGGAGTGCCCGACCAGCTCCCCGATCCCGGCGATACGGTCGCGACCAACGCGACCCTCTGCTTCGTCTTTCAGATAGCCGACGACCGCGCGCAGCCGAACGATATCGTGGACTCCGGCGTCGATCCCGTGACCGGGGTGATGGCGTGGTGGGAATACTCGTTCGCTGCCAGCGCCGTGCCCGGCACCTTGCAGGCCGACATGACGCTGTACAACGGTCCGCCGATGACCCCGGTGGACGTGGCCGACGCCGAATGGCCGCAGGTCGCGGTGGACCCGCTGTTGATCTTCACCGCCCCGCCGCCGGTCATCCCCGACGACCTGATCAGCGACGTGCCGCCGTTCGAGCAGGAGAGCTACGAGATCACCGCCGTGCTGCGCGTCGTTGCGAACGAGCTGGGACGGATCGCCGCTGCGCAGGGCGGAGCCACCCTTGGGAATGATGGCAAGATCATCGTGACCGGGCTGGCCGCACAGTGGTTCCCGCTGAGCGCCGACGTGCTCCTCGGAACGTTCGAGGCGATGCTCGGGCTGCCGGTCGATCCACCCGACGTGCAACTGAACGTTCGGCGCAACCTGGTGCTGGCGTACCTGCGCCGACTCCGGGTCGAAGGCACCGGACTTGACTGGATCGCGAGCATGAACTCGCTCGCGGGCACCGCGTGGGACTACGCCGAACACGACCCCGCGAACCCGTCCTCACCGGCGGCGTACACGCTCAACGTGAACATCCCCGAGGTGCTCGCACGGGTCGGGTGGAACTTCGTGCGGGACATCACCCCGGCGCACATCGGCATCAACGAGGGCTACACCGGCGGCTGGCTCGTTGGCATCTCCGACATCGGCATCGACCTGTTGTGACCGAAAGGCTGTGAGAACGTGAGCAAACACCGACAGCTCCTCTACGGGCAGCCTGTGCCGCAGAGCTTCCTGGACGCCATGCAGGAGTTCATCGGCACGCTGGCCTCAAACTTCGCGTTGACGATCCCGCAGGGCTCGATGAACCAGGTGCAGGTCGTGGCGGGAGCCGACAACACCCAGGTGGGCATCGGGATCAACGGGCTGTGGCGCTACATCACAGCGACGATCACGACCGTCGTCAGCGGCGCGGCGGGCACCTACGACCTGTATGTCACGACCGGCAACAACTCGTTCCCGGTCAACCCGACACCACCCCCACCCGAGCTTGACCAGACGAGCTACGGGTTCGCGCTGACCGCCGTCGCGACCGGAACGCAACCGACCGGCGTCGCGCACTTCCGGATGGTCGGCCAGGCGCTCACCGACGGCACCCGGATCATCGCGCTGCGCCAGCTTGTCGGCGGGGCCGTGGACGGCCAACAGCTCCTGCAACCCGGCATGATCCAGACGACCGCAGCCACGACCATTCCGCCCGGCTGGCTGCTGTGCAACGGGCTCGCGGTGTCGCGCACCACCTACTCCGCGTTGTACGCGGCGCTCGGCGGGCCGAACTCCCCGTGGGGGCAAGGCGACGGGTCCACCACCTTCAACGTGCCGGACCTACGCGGCAAGGTGCAGGTCGGAGCCGGTGCGGGCCCTGGGCTCACGAACCGCGCGCTCGCCGCTCAGGCCGGTGTCGAAGCGGTCGCGCTCAACGACCTCCAGTCGGGTGTCAACCGCTACGGCTCGACGGGCTACGTCAGCAACGACCACTCCCACGCCGTTCCCGGCCAGTGGACCGGCGGGCAGAACCAGAGCCACATCCACACGTTCTACGGCGGGCAACTGACGATCCCGGTCGCCGGATCGTGGAGCTACAGCTCCGGTAACCCGGCCGGGCCCTGGACGGGGGTTTACGTCGCCTCGGGCGGCTACACGTACGTCAGCGGCACCGACGGCAACAGCGTGGACCACCAGCACTACGTCAACCAGGTCCAGTCCGGTGGCATCAGCGCCAACCACAACCACGCCTTCAACGCCCGCAACGCTGACCAGTCGCACGACAACATGCCGCCGTTCGCAGCGGTCAACGTGCTCATAAAGACCTGACTAAGCTATGCAGCGTGAAAGACATAGCCGAGGTGCAGGCAGCATGGTTGGCAGGCTTCTACGAGGGCGAAGGCTCGTTTCACATGGGCGCAAAGAGTGGTGGCAAGTACAAGCAGTTGATGGTGCAGATCGCCCAGCACGATCACGAATGCCCGGAAACGTTGACCCGGCTCGTGGAGTGGACCGGCTTCGGAAGGATCTACGGGCCGTATCGCAGTAACGGCTTCCACACTCGTCTCGACCGCCCGCTAAAGGATCGCTGGTTCTGGCAGTTGTCGGGAGAACGTGACGTACGGGCTTTCTTTGATGCGACCCGTCCGTGGCTGTCAGCGTGGCGGTGTGAACAGATTGATCGCGTGCTGGCGGACTGGAGCGCTTATCGCGGAACGCTCAAGTATCCGAACAAGGGCTTCAAGAAGCCTGATCAGACCTAGCTCCGTGCTGATCAAGACGTAGCTCCTGTTATGCTCTAAGCCGCCGCTGGGCAAGTCGAGTATCCCCTCTCCTCGGTCGGGATTGGTCAAGCTCGACACCCAGCTTCGCGAAACGGCCTTCCTGGGTTCTCTCCAGGTGGGCCGTTTCCTGTGTAGTGGGGTGCGCTCAGATCGCGCCGACGTGTGATGCGGTGATGATCGTGAAGACCAGCACCGCGATCAGCATGGCGAACGAGAGCCACCAGAGTTCTTTGGAGGGCATACCCCTCCCACTACCCGCCGAATGGCGTTAGGGAGCCTCCACGGAGCCCACAGGGGTCCTTCCGAACGCTTTGCGCGCCTTCTCTCGGCTCCCGGCGACTGTCCAGACCGTGACGTTGTGCAGCGTCTCGTACGCCCGGCAGATGCCGTCGGTCGTCAGCGCTTCCAGCCGGGGGCGTCCGTCGCGGTCCTGGAGGTCGAGCGGGTCAAGGCAGTACGGCCACCCGTTCTTGTCGTGCGCCTTGTGCAGATCGAAGCTGTCAATCGAGTGGAAGTGCCTGCCGCAACTCGCGCAGTGGTAGGTGCAGGTGGTGCTCATGCGTCCCTGAACGTACCGCACGTCCAGCAGCGCTTGCACGCCGACCCGCCGAAGCTCCCGGTCGAGCCCGTTGCGGCCCTGCGACGGTGACCGCACCGGCACATCGTCGTCCACTCCCGCTCCCCGGCGATGATGTCCTGGTCGTAGTCCGGGTGCGCTGTCAGGTGCTCGAACGGCGTCTCGACCTCGGGCGCAAGCTCCACGTCAGCGTCCCAGGCGGGCCGACGGCGCTCGGGCACTGAGCGGCTGCTCCTCGACTACCTCACCCTCGATGGGGATGCTGCCGCCGTTCTTGAGCACGAAGTCCACCACCTGCTGAAGGATCTCGGTGCGCTTCATCTGATCCACCCCCGCGAGCGTCAGCCGGATCTTCTGCGGCAGGAAGCTCCCCGGCCGCACCCGGTTCGCTTCATCGAACGCGATCTGCAACCGCTTCGCGAGGTCCTCGTCCGAACCCCAGTCGGGCTCCTGGCTGACGACATCCTGCTCCACGATCCCACCAAGGTCCGGGTCATACCGCGCGCCGACCTCGTCCTCGGGGATCAGCCCCGTGATCGAGAACGCCTTGCGCAACGCCATCGACTCGGCGACCTTCAGGATCATCGCGTCCGGGTACTGCGTCCACGACTTCACGCCCCGCCGGTAGCTGGAGAACTTAGCCAGGAAGAACGTTGGCCTGCGCCCCTCGCGGAACACGCGGCACCACGCGCCGATGATGTCCTGCTTCATCCGCTTCTCAGCCTCCACCGCCGCGTACGTGTGCTCAAACCCCTCAGGGGTGCGGGCGATGATGTCCGAGGCGTAGATCACGTCCCCCTCCATCCCCCCGAACGCCTCGTAGCGGTTCGCGATCACCAGCAGCCCATCCCGCGCGATGATCGTCTTGAACGTCGGCGGCTCCCCGTCGCGCCCCGGCATCTTCGCCAGGTACACCTGACCGGCAAACGGGTCGAGCTTGTACCGGCCCACGAGTTCAAGGAACAGCAGAAACTCGCTGTCACCCGCTCCCCTCGCGACGGTGCGCTTCATCAACGCAAGCTGCTCGTTGTCGAACGCGAACCGTGCGGGGCTCGTCAACGGTGTCGGCAGGTGAACCACCTGACGGCCGGGCGGCTGCGCCGTCCCATCTGGCTGTACCTCGGTCTTAGCCATCTTGCTGCTTCCTCTCATTGGCGAGCGCTATCGAGCGCTCCAGTCGGTCAAGCAGGTCCGGGTCCTCCTCGGGCTCCACGTCCGGCTTCGGGATATGCACCGTGAACTGTGTGCCCACTGTCTCACGATACAGGTCATCCAACGTCTCGCCGGTCTGTAGCGCGCGTTCCATCTGCTCACGGGTTGGGCGCTCTACACGATGGATCACGCGGTGTCCGTATACGCGGTTCGCCTTCGCGTCCTTCACGGGGATCGGGCCGTGGGTGCCCGCCCATACCTTCAGCGCCTCCTTGTTCTGCTTGATCGCCGCCTCGGCGACAAGCACCTGCGCCGCGACCGTCGCAGCCTCGTCGCCCGACGCGATCCTGCCGGTGCGCTTCGCGGTCGGGAAGATCGGACACTTGGTCGGCCGGGGGCAGTAGGAGCAGTGCCCGCCCGGTGACGGCGACCAGTGCGACTCCTGCACCGAGCGGTCGAAGCGTTCCACGAGCGCGGTGACCGCCTCCTCGATCTCCTCCAACTGGTCGCGGTACAGCGTCGCCTCGCGCGACTGCGAGTAGCGCGGGTAGAACTCCCGCAACGTCACCGAGTTCAAAGTCGGGTGGTTGCGCATCACCAACAGCCCGTAGAACCGCTGCTGGAAGAACCCGCCTTCGCTGATCTCCGACGGCGGCGGCAGCCACCAGCCCGTCTTGTAGTCGATCACGACCCCGCGATCCAGGTCCGCACCCTCGGCGAACAGCACGTCGAGCTGGCAGG